AATCAACCTCTCTGACGAGTACGCCTGGAGATAATTGAGGAGTCGCCATGTTTTTCTCCGTAAATCTCAGTTAACTAAAAATTATTTATTAAAAAGTTACTTTACGTGGAAGGAAACATGACGTGAACAACTACCAGTCAGGATATTCACACTCAGAAAAATGTGGATGATTTTTTCTGTTATCTGAAATTCTTTTTACTGTACATTCTTTGCATTCATAAGAATATGAAGATGCAACAGGACCTCTATCTTTACGAGTTCTATAGAATTCCCCTATCAAATTCTTCAGTTGCCCACAAGTTCTACATTTTCTATCTGTTAATAATAAATGACCTAATTTTATTTGCTTGTCTAAATCTATCAAGACAAATACTCCCACATATATGCACGATCTCCATATTCGTCAGTGAACCATCTATCTCCTTCATTATCAACAAAACTAGTTTCATCTAAACCATCTGCAATAAATCCAAAAGGAGCCATATCCTGTTCTATTTGATTTTTTTGCTCTTCATATAAACGCTTTCTAACATCCTGATCAGTAAGTTCTTTAAAATAATCTTGAGCAACCAACCAAGCATAAATTACAAGGCACATTGCCAAGTCATCATTACAACCTTCTTCTGCTTCAAAAGAATTATGCTTTTGAATGAACGTCGTTAACTCACTCATAATTTCATAATCTTTAAAAAGAAGTTTACTTTCCTCAATCATTGTTTTTAAATTGAGGCATCCAACTTTTTTAACCGTCTTGGACATTTTTACGCCCAACTGTGTTTTCTTACCAGAAAATCCTTGACCAACAATCTGACCTGCCCTACCTCGCATAGAGCACATGAGTAGATTGGTATATTCCAAATCATAATGAATAATTGATGCTACTTGATCTCCAACGTCATTTACTTCACATAGAATGTAGGCATTATTATAATTTTTTGCTACGTCCACAACAATACTTGGAAAAAGCATTGGTTTAATTTCATTATTTCTATACTTTGCAACTACTTGGTGAGGGAAAGTGGTAATATCAATTACAGTAAACGCCGAGTAATCGTTTCCTACGCCTCTAGCAACGTCCACAGTCATCAAGTAGTCATGATCATCTATTGGATCATCATGAACGTCTAGACCGCCGCTGCTGGTCTTTGGGTGGTCATATACGAGAGATCTAAGTTTACTTGGTGCAATCAAAGTGTCTACAGATCCAAGAAATTCACACTCGAACTCAACTTTGAACTGCTGCTCACTTGTGTTTGCAATAGTTTGCTTTTTCCACTCTTCATCTCTTCCGGGAACTTCGCTCCAGTGAACATCTGTAAATACATATTCATTCTTACCTTTCTCGGCATCGTGCCACATTCGGTAGAAATGATTCATACCATGTGGAGTAGAAACTATGATAACTTTAGTTTGTTTACCAGAAGTAATCGTAGGATAAACCGATGCAAAGAATGAGTCTGCAATATGATTTGGAACGAACGCAAATTCGTCCAAGAATAAAATGTTAAATGACATTCCTCGGACAGCAGATGCGGAGGTTGATGCTGCTAAAATCTTGGATCCATTTTCAAGTTCTAGAGATCCTTTGTTCCAAGAAATGATGCCTTGCTGCATCCACTTTGGCAAGTTCTCATAAGCAGTTTGGAGACGGTCTAGAAGTTCTCTTGCAGTTGCTGCTTTGTTTGCAAGAATACCAATATTAACGTTATCATTAAATACTGCATAATGCAATAGAAAAGAAACCACAGTTGTAGACTTACCAGTCTGTCGTGGCATTTTACAGATATTAAATCTGTTATTATGGAAGTTATTAATTAACTTCTCTTGGAAATGATATGGTTTGAAAGTTTGTAGACCATGATCTAGAGTTACGATCTTTACATAATTATTTGCAAAGTAGACCGGATTGTCTTTGCATTTGACAAACTCAAGAATTTGTTCTTGAGTAAATTCAATAGGAGTATTTGCTTTTTTTAAAAGCGGATTACCAAGATAAACATCAGACATAATAAAACCTCATTTTATATTAACAGTTCCAAGCCCTTAATGATTTATTGATTCTGCTATTTGGATCGTTTGCTGTTTTTGCTGAAGTTAGTTTTTTCTTCATCCCGGACATCCGAGCACAAAAACTTTTTCTGCGTGGATTTCCAACCTTCTTTGAGGGTGCCTTAAGGTCGCTTCCAGGATTCTCTCTTTCGTAAGATTTGCGCCCTTTTTCGTTGAGTCCACCTTCTTTATTTTTCCCTGCAGAACGTTGCCATGCAGCAACTTCTTCCAATTCAACTTCTTCTCCCATTGGTTTTACATAATTTTTATTTGGTCCTGGTTTTGCAGAACTACCACCTTGGGGACCAAATGCTTGAATTAATGGTTGACCTGGTTGAATTTCTGAAACTGAATGATAAACAACCATTGATCCAGGATAGACTTTTTGGAGTTCATCGTTTATTTCTTTTCTTGAAGGAGTCTTTACTTGAGGGAAAAACATTTTCATTGCATAGTATTTTCCTCTCCAAGAAAGAGTAACTGCAATTACATTCCCCGTTTGTGCTTGAAGTCTTGTTGCTTCTTCCACTTGAGACTTAAATCCTTTAATTGGTTCGGGTTTAATCAAGTCAACTACTTCCGCAAAAGTATTTCCATCAGCATCTTCAATTGTCACATCTTCTGCTTTTACGCAGCGATTATATTTTTTACCAAAAAGTGTTTGAGTTCCTTTCTTTTTATATCCAGGCCAACACTTCATTTCATCTATGATTTTATCAACTAACTTTTGCTCTTCCATTTCTCCGCTTGCAATATAATCTGCTGCGGTATCAATATAATCTGCTGCTTTAGTAATCTTTGATTGGACCCATGCTTCAAGATCTCCTTCACCTTTACCAACCTTTGCTTTAAGTCTTTTTACCGCATCTTCAATAGTCTTAAGTTCCGATCTTGCCATCGAATATTCTTCATCCTTAACAGAAACTTTATCCCATGTCTTTTCACCGTAAGAGCATTCAGATCTTGTTTCTCTTTTATCACATAACGGACAGTATCTTTCTTCTTCGTGCATAGTTTCCTCTGATTTAGTTCCCCAGTTTGCAGCACCAACCTTACGACACTTAACCAATGCTCCAGAAGCATATGCGCTTGGCCATACATCATATCTGGACTTTACTTTGTGGTAACATGCATCTTTTTTACCACTACCTTTGCTTGGTTTGTCCTTTACTTCTTGTAAGTCCATTTCTTCAGTTCTAACATTTGTTGGTTTTGTACCACCAGTTTTTTGTGGTTGATTTGGATCTTGAATATTTTTCCTACGTCTTGCTGCTTCTTCCTCTTTAGCACTTAAATCTCTTTTCATTTTAGAACTCCCACACTTTGGGGTGGAAGTTTGTCCAGGTTGACGAGCACATGGTTTTCCTGACCATTTGCCGCCAAGTTGAACCCATCCTTTTTTGCCGTCAGATGATTTTGATTTTCCAAACCAATCGTGAAGACCTTCATCTCCAGATTTAGTTTCCTCTTTTAACTTTGCGGGAATTGAATAAATGTCCCAACAAGTTGGTCCATATTTGCATTCACTTCTCAACTGCACTTTTTTGCACTTTGGACAATATCTCTTATCATATTCTAAATGTACAGAATGTGCATTGTGATATTGTATTGGAGAATCCATATCATCAGCACCATCATAATCTTCTTTTACATCTCTGAATTTTTTATGATGCTTTTTAGCATCTGCTTCCATTTTTTTCAAACGGGTGTAATAATCTGGAATTTCATCGAGATGTTGAAGAGCAATATCCATTGCAAGTTCATGATCTTTAGTATGCTCATGCTCAATAGGTTCGCCCATATCAAGTTGCTTTTGTATAAAAGAAACATCAAGACGATGCTTCTTTGCAATTTGCTCAACTGTTTTATGTGGTTTGATCTTGGGCATTATTCAACTGGTTTTGATTTAGTCTTCTCACCTTCTGCTCTCTTTTTTCTCCCCGCACAGTGAGCACGTTGAGAAAATCCTTTTGGATTTGAGCAATCAATACTCTTTTTATATTTATTACTCCAGTCTTCTTGAAACTGTTTAAACGTTTTCATTTTCAGTTTGTTGTTTTAAAAGTTTTGCTAATTCTGCAGTAGATCCGACAAAAAGTGCATTATTAACTGTTGTTGGTCCTTTTTGTTTTTCTTCTTCAATGTCTTTAAGTTTCTTTTGTAGATCCATTAATTTATCGGTTGCATCAGCGACATTTTTGATTAACTGACCTGCAACTTCATAAGCACGAGGCATCTCACTTTCCTGTGCCAATTCAAGAATTCCATTAATTGCTTCTTGACCTTTTTCTATAAGTGAATATAAATTTCCTCTTGTATAATCGTAGTCTTTTTTGATATCATCAACTGTTGATGATATTTTTTCAATTTTTTCAATTGTAGTTTCTGTTTCGATAGGAACTATTTCTCCATCTACATTGAATGTTTCATTGAGTTTGTCAAACTTTTTTGTCATTTTCATAGTCAACTAAAAGATCCACTAAATCCAAAATCATCACCATCTTCAATTAATAAGTTATCTGCGGATGTTATTGATTTTACTTGAGCTCCTGCCAGATGTGAGGTAATTGTTGTATTATCTCTACCTCTTTCTACAGTTAATACGTTGCCTGATTTTGACTGAACATAAACTTCTTCACCTTCGATATCTAGGTATGTTCCTGTTGATATTGAACTTGCATTATTTACTGTAATTAAAGTATCCGTATTAGATATATCATTCGCTAGGTTAGTAATAACTGAACCAGTATAATTTTTAATTGCTCTTGGTTCAGAAGAATAAACAACTTCTCTTGTTGGTGAAGAAGTAACATCTCCTGCAATGTATCCAATAGAAGCCTTTTTGATAATATCTTTGGAGGCAGAAGAAATTGGACCAAAAAGATAAGTTTTTACTGTAAATCTTAAAGTATAAATTAATACTCTTCGAGTTGTAAAATCTCCCTCATAATCATCCTGCATTGTTATATTTTCAAGAACAACAGGGATATCTCTTTTTTCACTAATAGTATCAACCAAGTCAACAGTCATAGTGTATGCTGGTTGAAAGTATGGGATAATTTGCTCAATAATTTGTAAAGCATCATCATTTAATTTTGACATAATGCTCAATTCAAATTGCATGTTATAGGGGACGGGAAGATATGATTTTTTAGTTTCTTTACCGTCCTCTGCAGATTTTGTAGTAAAATATTGAGTAGTTGTTGATTTTCTAGATGAATCATAAGTCAATCCCGTAAATTCAAAAGACATTCTTGGCAATGTAATTTGAACGGGTTTGTTTAAATTTGGTGATTGGTTAAGTCTTGCTAAAAACTTTTGTGTCGGCCCATATGCGAGCGGAACTTTCATCACATTAATCACACTATCAGCATTGTTTGTATGCTTAATTGATATATTATTAAAAAGAGAACCAAATGAAATTACAGTTCTCCTTAAAATTTCGTGATAAAAATACTCAAACATACGGTTAACTTATAATACTACTATTTAATCAATTAATAACAAATATTTATATCAAGGCATCCCGAAGGGATTTGTTTCGTCAAAATTGATAATTTGATCTGCCTCTACTTCAATTTCATCATTTGCGGCATACCCATCTCTAACAGGATATGCATCAAATGAACGTAAATAGTGGGAAGCACTTGATGCAGATCCAACAATATTTTCCCCAACTTTAAAATCGCCAGTAATATTAGAAACTTGGAGAACGTTCGTAGATGAATTCCAAGATTTTACTCTTGCAGTAACACCACTTTGTGATCCTCTTACAACTTCGTTGAATACAAAGTTGCCAGATGAAGTAAGTGCAGGATTTGCGATAGTGATAGTTGGTGGAACTGTATATCCAAGACCAGCATTTGTTATATAAATTGAAGTAATAGAACCAGCAGCAGAAACAACTGCTGTAGCAGCTGCTGATACTGTTGAAATTCCATTAAAGGTAATATTCGGTGGTGTTACATATCCGGATCCAGAATTTGTAACAGTAACAATGCCAATAATACCATTACCTATTGAGGCAATCCCTGTTGCACCTTTTCCTCCTCCGCCAATAAATCTTACTTGAGGTGCAACTGTATATCCATAACCTGCATTTGTGACAAAAACTTGTTGAACTGATTTTGCTTTTGGATTTATGTTTGTGTTACATGCAACTATGCCACCTATCATCCCAGCAATTGCAGTCGCTGTTTTTCCTCCAGCAGGCGCAGAAGAAATACCAACAGTCGGTGTACTTGTATATCCACCTCCGCGATTTGTTATCGTAATATATCTTACGCCACCATTTACAATTATAGAAGTTGCAGATGCAGTAACTCCAACTCCAACCATAGTAAGATTTACAATATTACCAACAGGAACTTTATCAGAATCTGTTGAATCATTGCCACCAATGAGTTCATCGATTTCATCAATACTGGTATCTATCAATTCATCTTCATATCTGAAGAGTTCGCATCTTAATTGGTAAGTATATAATCCTTGAAGTTGATAAAATGGTTTCTCATGCTCAACATATTTGACTTCAAATAATCTTTTACCTAAAGGAAAATAAATTAAATCACCTTCTTTTGGCCTAGATGATACTTTTATATTTGATTGGTTTTGTATTAGTGGTGAGATATAATTTTTAAATCTTTCTCTTGAAATTGTTAGGGTTATTTCATTAAGAGCCTGGATTCCAAATTTTGATAAAATGGTTGGGTTGTCGCTATATCCATCATATGTGTCAACATAAGCTTCAATTGGGTATGCGCCATTGAATTCGGATTCAATAACTTCTCTTAATACTGTTTTTTCTGTAATGAATTGTCTAGGCAAATAATGAACTTCAACACCATACATCCTCAACTGCTCATTAATCAGGTCTTGAATAAGACCCTGTTCTGCTTTAGAACCTTGAAGAAAAAATGGATTGAGCATATGATTAACCTATCATATCTAGAGGAGGAAGTTCATAAGTACTGGACATTTTTTCCATCAAAATATCAATTTCTCTTTGAGCATCGTCGTACATTTGTCTTCCATTTAACTCAACGCCACCTGGAAGTTTAACTCCAGTAAATTTCATCATATTTTGTCCCCATTGTTTCTTAATTAGAGAAGTAAGATATGGTTTTAAGAAGGAATCGTTCCACACTCTTGAATAATCATTAGGATCAAGAGTTGAATAGCAATCAATGATAAAGAACTGATCTGCTCTTACAGAACTCCAATCTATATCTAAATACAATCTATCTTGTCTTTTATTAAATCTAATTTGTTTTTGTGTATTGAGGAGAAAATCTAGATCTTCTAGGTATGTTTTAACCATTGCATAACTTAAGAGTTCAGTTGTACCCCAATAGTAGATATCATTCAAGAATAATTGATACTTTACACTAAACATATTATGCGTAATAGTATTCGCCCCATCAAAAATAAAAATCTTATTTACTCCAATAATATTTGGGGGCATTTGTAGGTAGTTGCTATTTTCGTAGAAACTAAAAGTAGTTGCCGTTCCTACTATATTTGCTGTTGCCGATGTACTTGCAATACCAACTGAACTAACTGCATTACTTGCAGTTCCTGCTCTTCCCCTATCAATATCTGCTTGAGTTACTTTATATTTGTAAAAAGTCGGGAATACACCATCAAAGTGTCTTTCTTGAAAAAACTGAACGGCATCATCTACTAGGTCTTCAATTTGCTCATCTGCAACGTTAATTTCTAAAACTGGAGCTCCAAGTTTTCTTTTGCAGTAATCAATTAATTCTTGTCTAGTAGATGGTTGTGCCATTAGATTTTAAAACCCGCAACTACTTCTTGTTGTTTAAAATATAATTTGATATAAGACTTTGCCATGTTCCTCAAAGTTTCAATATCATCTATACTATCTATATCTCTAGAAAGTTTTTCATATTCAAATAATTTAGTAATATTTTCTAAAGAGACTTTATCAGGATCCATTTGCCAAATTCCTCAACAAGTTTTTAATTTCATTCAAATCATTTTTCATATCACTAATTTCATTTTCTATATTTTTAATTTTTTGAGATTCGCTTTCCTTTAATTTTCTAGAATTAATGTAGTTGGTATACGCTTGCACATCAGTATTAATGATGGCATTTGTACTCATGTCCCGAAATAAATTCACCTCATCTTTTACTTTGATTTTTTTCATTTTAAAATCATGCAAGTGATATTACTCGGAGATCTCTCAATCTTGGTGGATAAGATTGGTTAATTGATGTTCCGATAAGTTTAATGCTAAAATATCTAAACGGTTCTAGGTTATCAACAGTAAATTCATAATCTTTGAATGTAATTTCATTACTGTCAAATCCAAGTGTATTATTTTTTGGAACAAATGTGTCAGAAGTTCCATCATTATTAGCAACATCAATAACCTGACCAGATTCTATTCTATTAGAATATCCGGGGAAAGGATAGTATATAGGTTCTTCTGAAGGGTCTTTCAGGATTGCATATAGTGCTTTCAAATCTGCATATGGATTAATATATGCAGAAACAATTATTTTGACCGAAGTTGCGGGAATTTCGAGTTGAATTGGATTTGTAGCATACATGAAAGATGATGGATCATCCTTAAGAGTAGAGACTCTAGAATCTGTTCTAAAATCAGCAATAACATTATTGACTCTGTTAGAAATACAGATCATACCTACTCGATCAAGATCAATCACTGGAGATAATCTGCTATCGGAAGTGCTTAAATTTAACCTGAGTTCCATGGATTTATTTCCTGGAATTTCGGTTAATTTCTCACTTTCATTTACTTTAGATGCAATTATTCTTGGATTGGAGAAATAATTATTTTCTTCAAGAGAAATTGGTGTAAAACCACGATCTTCGAATGATATTTCTGTTCCAGATACGCTTGTTCCACTTACAGTTCTGAGTTCTCCTGTAAGTCTTGTACGAGGATGAACAACAGTTTGTACCAATGGTCTAACAGCTTCAAATGGAATATTTTGTGTTGCTTTAATCGCAGATCCTCCAGTTGATTTAGTTGAATTCAAATACAATTTGGGGAATCCAGTTCCAGTTGTTCTATCCACACCATTAGTTTGCATATTAAGTTTAATATTATAATGATCAAGTCCAATAGATTCTTGAACCTCAGAATCTTGTAACTGGTGCGTAGTGTTGATTCTTCTTAAAGATACTCCCGACAATTCATATTTGTATACTAAAGATCCTGCTGGGTGAGTGACTTGTTTTGTTGAATCAACTCCTCTTGTAATTCCGACAAGAGTGTTATTAAGAACACCTTGATAAGAGATAATTTCATTTTCAATTAAGGCATATCCAAGATTAGTTGTTCCAATACCAACACCTTCAAAAGTTGCAAATGATGTGCTAAATCCTGGAGATAATAGGATGCTTTCTGTAGATGTTGATGAATATTCGTTAGTAAGTGTTGCTGGAGCAATATCTGATGTGGCGTTGTAAATTTTTACTGTATTTGTCTCAGAGTGCATTCCATGATTTCTGTGGTTCACTTTAATATGAACTCCATCAGATTCTACAATTGGGGAAGAAACTATGAAAACTCCACCACCATTAATTGGCGTAACTCCTATGCCCGATTTACTCAAATAGTATAAAGTATTTCCAACGCCAACAGAAAAATCTCCCTGTACATTATCTAGTACTAACTCATTTGTTCCACCAATTCCTACTACAGAAAGTCTTAAGTTCCTTCCGAGAGAAGTAATTCCAATTTGAGATACTGTAAGAACATCACCAACAGTATATCCAGTACCACCGATAGAGATTGTAGCGGCAACAGCAACTCCATTTGTGATTGTAATGTTCGCTTTGGCATCTCTACCACTTCCTGTTACTGGAACAAGCGATACATTGTTATAAGTTAATGATCCTGTTGAAGGTGTATAACCAATTCCAGAATTGATAATCTGGAGAGTTCCTGATGCAGATCCTGCAGCACCAACTAAAGTTCCTGTTGCATTTGATCCGAATTGCGATATTAGATTACCAAATACTAAATTGGAATCTTTTACCGTCGTACCAAGGCCAACTCTAACTCTTCTTGATGTTGTTTGTAATGCATCCTTTCTTAAGGTAGCTATTTGATTGTTGTTTTCTGTTAACTCTGGACTAAAGAATGAAATAGAACCCTCATTAGTAAATCTTGCAGTATAAAGATTAAACTTAATGTCTTCGTATTGGCTTGCAGTCCACGTAGAAGCATTTTGAGACTTAAATAGTGATCCCAAGAAGGTTTGTGATGTTACAAAAATTTGTGAAGATTCTGCTCCCTGTGCAGTAGAGATATCAACCTCACCAAGTCTAGAGATCCATAAGTTATACTCTGTAGAATTTGATATCACTACAAAGCAATGTTCTTTATGGCCCTCAAGATAAACAGGTGCCTGGAAGTTTACGATTGTAGGTACAGATGCATCATCAGAAACATTTATTTGATCTGGATATAAAGTTACTGTACTGAATGGATATACTTCAGTTGTTGGTGTCCCAAGAGACATTGGGCGAAGTTGTATAGTAACTGGAAGTGTGTCATCTTTTGATTGGAAGAATAACTCAATACTTGTTACGTATCTTCCTGTAGAATCTAACTCTGACCCAATAGCAAATGACTGCGCAAGAGGATCATATCTCCAATACCATTCTGCACTTCCATATGCCCAGTTACCTGGTCCTGGATTTGGTGGTGGTGGGGGTGGGAATGGATCCCAAGATGGTGGTGGTGGACTCCAAGTTGGTGGTGGTGGAGCAGGAGGTGGAGGAAGAGCGATAGTAGTTGTTTGTGTTTCTGTTATAGATTTTGTAGCAGAAATTGAAGCATTTTGTATTTCTGTATTTCTTACAGACAAAACAGTTTCTTGGTTCTGTGATATTAAACCATCTGCATAATAATTTGCTTCAGCTGAAGATGTAAGTGCTCCGGGTAAAGGAGAATTTAATCTATCGCTGGATAGTCTGAGAGTTTTTGTTCCTGTTCTAAAACTTGGATTTGTTGGTTTATTTGGATTTGGAATGAAGAAAGATCCAAGCACAACACCAGATCTATCTGTTATTAGTCGGATATCCTTAACTCTTGCTCTAGCACCACTTGAGTTTCCGACTAAAATCATACCAACACTAATATAACCAGTAAAATCAAAACTACAAAGTTGACTTAAACTTACCGTATCAATATTCAACACAGTTGAATTTGGAGAATATGTATTTGGTAAGTCCTCATCTTGATTGTATGGATTTTTTACAAAAACATCAACTGGGCTATTATATGGACCATATCTATGATTAGCGGATGCACATCTTACTTTTATTGATGGTGAGGATGACTGACTTACACTTGCAACAGTTTCTCCAACACTAAAAGTACCTTCCAACATTTCAACTTCAATAAGTTTGGGAATGATATATGCATTTACATCTTGCCCATCAAAGAAAGCATAAACTCTAGAAAATGGTCTTAACTTTTTGGCATTAAATTCAATATTTCTAGATCTAATGTATGGAGAAACGTCAATGTTAACAACACGATTTCCTAAAGAAATGTTATTGGTTGTCGTAAGAACTCTGTTAGAAGAACCTGTTCTTGCCGCTGTTCCTGTGTTTATAGTTGTTGTGGTTTGTGTATTTCCTGATGTTGTAGTCGTTGTTGTAGATCCAGTCCAATTATTTTCCCAAGCATTCCAGATAACAGGACTCCATCCTGATTGTTGATCAAAATCTTCTTCTTCAAACTGAAGATTTGTTACAGTCAGTTCACCACCAACTCCTTCAACATTTAAGTTTTCCAGTTTAACCTGGTCTACCCAAATATCAGATGATGGACTCAATTCAATTATTCCAGTATATGAAGTAACCAAATATGGTGTAACATTTTCAATTCTTGTTGCATAAGGTTGACTAATCTCTCTATACAAATTATAGTCTAGAGTTATTATTCCCTTTCCAGTTGAACTTGGGTTTACTCCACTTCTTCTTATATTATTTCCAATCAAATCTGTAACATACTTAATATCTGCATTTAAATCTAAACCTGTTCCAATTCCAACAAGGGATCTTGATCCAAGTAGCATATCAACTTCTGTAGTAAATGGTGAAGGTCTTAACTCACCATTTTTGATGTCAATACTATTTTTGACAGAAATTGTTTTGCGCTGATAATCTACATTAGTGAAATTATCAACAAATATTCCAGACTTAAATCTATCCAGATTATTGGCATCTTTTATTTGTAAATTTTTCGCATTATTTTCTAACAAAGAAAGACTAGTATAAAATTCCAGATTTTTAATTCTCGTCTCTAGTCTTGCAATATCATCCATTCTATATCTCTTATGATCTATTAGAGATATTCCAGCATCTCTCATATTGCATAGATATGGAGGTAAAGAAATTCTTGCAATTTCTAATGAATTTGATAATTCATCTGGAATTTGTGGAGATTCTGATGGTGTTCCTTGTTTTACAAGTATAACTGGTTTTTTGGTGGTAGTGTCTGAGATTTTAGATTTATTTGTCTCGGATGATAAGTAAATCCTATCAATTCTTCCGAGATAGAAAGAATAATCGCAAACAATTGCTTCATCCGAAGCTAAAATGTTTAATGAAGAATTCTGGTTCTCATCAAAAGATCTACCAAAAAATTCAAATGGAGAGTATTGGGAAGAATCTGAATTAAATTGATCAACAATTGGTCTTGTATCAATAATATCAGATACTCTAAATCCATCTACTGAGGGTAAATCGCAGTAATCAAATTGATTGTAGGAATCGACGGTGGTAATATCTCCAGTATCTGATGTTGGAATATATGCAGACTCATAATATACTTTTATTTTTTTAGTTGGTGCAAGATAATTTGGTTTTCTAACAATTCTAGAATAATCCAAAATTGTGCTTGTCTGTCCAAGATTTAATGTGAAATTATTTTTGATATCATTTGAACCCAGAATAAAACTGTTTACTACAGCAGATACTCCAGATTCTTTAAAGAGAATACTTTCTCCTTCTGTAAAGGGTATTCCGTTTAAAACTGTATATGATATGGTAAGTGAGGTTGGTTTTTCTAGACAAATTGCAACACTACCACTTGTTTTTCCAATAATTTCTTCTCCAACTATTATGTCAGATACTGTTGATGAAGGAGAGGAAATATTTTGAAGTAGTAATGATGGTGGAGTTGGGTCTTGTACACCTGAAGATTCAAATATAGCATATATTTTTGTTACACCAGGCACATTTAAACAAATATCTTCATCTTGAACTCTTGTACCATATGGATAGTTTCCGTAAACTAGACCATCATTATTAGTTGTATTTCCTACACCACTATTGGTTCCAGAGTAATTGTAAATTGACTTATCAACAAGGGTTGAATTTACTCTATTTTTATTTTTAACTCTTGATTTTATATTATTTTTTTGTAATGTTGCAATCAACCTTGCAGCACCATTTCCAGTCAGTCCATTAATGGTAAGTTCCTTTCCTCCACCACTAAAAGTAAATTGATCAGCACTTAATGGTTCTGTTGTTCCATCATTTCTAATTAAAACATATCTTTCTTCATCAAAAGGTAAAAATACTTCATTCGATAAAAGTTGTGTAGAAGGGATTGTCAGTGAATTTGATGTAATTGTTGTATTAAACTGTTTTCTAACTATAAGTGTAGAATTTGTAAGATTTACCGAAGAAATATACTTTTTGGATAATGGTTGATAAAGAGTATTATCTGTAGAATTTAGAAAACTTGATTTTAATATTCTAAAATTAGATGGTGTTATACTTGTTGATGGAAGAGCACCATCACAAATGCCAGTAACAGTGGTTAATCCAGAAATCGTAATAAATCTTTCTGAAACAGATTCGACCTTTGCATAAACTGATGTGGTTAATCCTGGGCTTGAGAAAGAAACAAGATTTCCAGTAGTTACAATACCCGTAAAAGTGAATTCTGAAGAAGTAACCGTAGAAATTCCAGAAGATCTGCCGGTAATATTGACAAGTCCTACATCAACTGCAGGGTATTGTCTTGTGTCTGCAGTAAAAGTAGATGCAGTTCCAGTGAGACCATATATGGACTTTACATCACCCGTTCCGTAGGAAGTTATAGCAGTTGCAACTCTAGTATTTTCAATACCATTGAAAATGAACTTTTCTCCTTTTGCAAATGTTCCTTTTGTGTTATATGCAGTAATGATACCCGAATTTGTAGCACTAAACCTTAAGAAAGCAGTTGCTCCAGTTGCCTTTCCTTTAATGAAGGTAGGTGTAGAAAGTGTAATGGGCTCATTTAGAGAAATTTCTGTGTATGTTTGAATATCATAGAGAGAAATTTCCCATTGATTTGTGTTGGGGAGAGCAGAATCATACGCTCCAGACTCTAGAGCAAAATCATAAACCCTAGCAACACCAATTTCTTTACCAGATGAAGAATATTGATTACTTCCTAATCTACTATCTCGCAAGCTAACAGTGTATGTTGAAATTCCAATGGTCGGTGACCCATAAACTCTATTTAAAGAGTAAGTAGCTCCAGTTGAGTAGATTATACTTTGATTTGTTAGTGTTTTAGTAGTTCTTGGTTTTTCAAAATCAACCAAAGATGTTCCTAACAGTTCTAATTCATATCCTTTAACATAAGCTTTTCCAGGAGAGACCTTATAGACCCCAAGATCATCTGAAGGAGTTTGGTTTTGATAGGTTAAAGTACCCTCTTCATAAACTCCTTCATTTCCTTTCTGATCGTTTAATGAGTTTTTTATTTCAATTTTGAGTGGTTTTACATAATAATCTCCAGACTCATCATAAGTTCTTCTAGCAAACTCATCAGCTAGAATATTATATTGTGGATTTGTATTATCTTTAATTAAGTTACCACGCTCAACTCTAATAAGTTCAATAAAGTTAGCTGGATTTGGAACTTCTGGGAAAAGTAGAGGAACTTTTGTTAATACTGCATTAATTGCAAATCTATCTGCTCCAGGTGCCGCATAATTTGAAAATCCTTTTGCATTATCAACTAATAACTCATCTATATCAGAATTTACAATATTTTCTAAAATAGTAAATCCAATTCTATAAGAAGGGAAAGTATTAATTGGATCTAGTACTAGTTTTTGAGAAGGAACATTGACAAAATATCCTCTTAAAAAATAGACTCCTTCAGAAAGTATTGCAAAAGATCCTCTAGTTGTTGCACTAGATGCAATGGTTGTTGCAAATGCTTGATTTGGTTGTATTGCAGTTAATTCTGTAAATCCGGGGGAAACAATATTTTCGACTAAAATATTTTCTGCAGTAGTGAATACTTGATTTCCTTCTAAACTACTATTCAAGTAGTTTATATACAAGATTGTATTATTATTTTCTGACTCATTTTGCTTCAAAACATGCACAACTTTGGCCTTTACGCCAGAAGTTTGGCCAATAATTACTGCATTTAGTAAATTATCAATGTAAGAATCAATATTTACACCATTAAAAGTGTTTTCTAAAATTACAGCAGGAAGTGTATTATAAAATATGCCTCCAGGAATTACTACAGATCCTTCTTTAAAAACATGATTGCCAAATTGTTCAATTTGATTCTGAAGAATAGATTGTAATCCCGTTAGTTCTCTTGCTTGGACAGGATATCCTGGTTTGAATAAAACCTTATAATAATTTTTTGCTGGATCAAAATCGTCAAAGTATGGAGAGACGTTGAGGTTAGTTTCCTGTGGCATAATTCTTTAGAATTGCAAAATGACTTTGATATCTTCTTTTTGATTTGATGATCTAGTTATCGAAGGTCTGTTATCAACGTAAATAACATTTCCAGAGTACTTCTTGACTTCTGGATTTGATATACCATTTGTAAATGACTGACCCAGGTAGTATGTTCTATTATTTATTACAGTTGAGATACCTGTAAAATTTGTATCCATTGAAAGTGAATCATTAGTTCCAACAATGATCGTTGTCCCACCAGCACTTACATTAGATGAAAATCTATTCAGATTAAATCCATATGTTGGAGTCGTATTTGGTGTTCCATTTGTATTAAATCCAACAAGTGATCTATCTTGCCAGTACTTTAAAACGCCAGTGCTTTGATCATAAGATACGACTCTACCAACTGCGGTTGTTCCTGTTCCTATTGTTTGAGTAATCTTACTATCTGCAGGAAATGATGCGCTACTGTATCCAATACCAGTTAACTTTACAGCATAAACAGCACTTGCTTTATCTAAAGTCAACAAAGAAGATGAATTATAAGCCTTTGGATTTTCTACTATTCCAACTCTAGCAATTTGATTTCCTACAATAAAATCGGGATTTTCTAAATCATTTTCAATTCTTGAATAGACAATTACATTATAAGCGCCCAATTCTCTATAAATATCCGCGCCGTGCCCTCCTTGAGGGGGAATAATAACATCAAAAGAAGGAGATGTGCTCCCTGCAGGAACATTTCCAGAATTAACATCTACAGTTCCATAAGTATATCCAGAACCACCTTTTGTCACCGTGATAGAATCTACTTTAGAATCATTATTGATAGTAATTGTGCATTCTGCTCCACTTCCGTCTCCTTTGATAGGAACTTTGGTATAAGTTCTGTTCGCTGTTCCTAATCCAACTCCACGATTTTTAATAGTTATAACTTTTAATTGTCCGCTAGTTGATGCATTATTTCTAACTACCGAATTTTCTGTATTTGTTTCCCATTTTTTTGGAACAGGAATAAAATTGATAGAATCAAACTTGATAATGTCGCTAGGTTTGATCGTATAAAGATATTTCCAAATATATCCATCACCACTTGTTCCTGCAGATCTTGGTTCAAGATCAACGAAAGTTGGTTCATCTAAAGATGGTCTTCCTTCTGGATTTTCTGGAGAAGTTCCATTGTATAGGCAAATGTAAACTTTATAATCACTGTTAACTACATAATAATTCGCAGAATATAAACTTATTGCGCCGGAAGGTTTTGATGGGTTTGTTCTACTAATGTCATGACGATACATGTCATATGTTGTTCCTGTTGTCCATTGCAATTTACGAACAACCTGCTTAACATCATCTTCTCCAATTTTTTTGAGTGCAATCATTGTATCCCAATAATCACTTTCCTGATCAAAATTATCTTTTGGTGCAGGAGGAGTCACATCCCATGTTGAAGAATAATCAGTTGCATTAGGTAAACCTACAAAAGCATAATAAGAATTTGCAGAAGAAGTTGCTATTGAAACAAAATTCTTTGCATTTAAAATTCTTAACTGATCAGTTATAATTGCAGACATTTCTAGAAGTTTTTAATTATTTATGAAGCATAATTACGGTATTTCAGAGGATTATACCTTTGAATTTTTGCGGATGTTGATATTCCAACAAGACCATTATTATATGAACTAAATGATTTTGGATTACTTCTGGTTGGAATAGATATTTTACCCCAACTATATTCTCCGTAGAAATTGCTGTATCCAATACCACTTAAATTGTTGTATCCTTGGACGCTTACGGTCACCCTAGCAACATAAGTAAGACCCACACCAACAGCATGTGTTTGAGCAATAGAAACTGCAGCAACTTGATAAACATTATCTATAAATGTAGTTCCTAAACCAACAACAGATCCGCTTTGATCGATTGAGGTGACACCATTACCAACGTTTGAATTATATACCACAAAGTAATAACCAGTTTGAATTCCACTAATGCCAGTAGTTGCCAATCCAACATTATTTACTGCAGAATCTCTTAAGAAAGAATTTTGAGGAATATAGAAATCAAAGATTAATCCAGTTGAAGCAACTCCAACAGAAACAGTACTAATTCCACTAATAATACCAAAATCACCTTCATATGAAACATCATCAACTATTTCTTTTACAATTCTCGGAGAATCTATCAAAACACCTGGTGGATTTGAAGTAGTATACCCTGTTCCTGGATTTGAAATTGAAATTGTAGAAACAGTTCCTCCAATAGATACCGTTGAAGTTGCTATTGCTCTTTGAGTTGTCCCAAGGCCAACGGGATTTTCGATAATAACACTTGGATTTGTTGTGTATCCAACTCCACCGTCAGAAATTAGAATAGAAGAAATAGTTCCTGCGGTAGAAACAATAGCAGTTGCTGCTGCTGAAACTAACTGGTCTTGAGAAATAATAATTATTTTCTTTTGTGGTTTTTCTGTAGTTCCATCTTGTAAATACTCATCAGCACTATCAAAGAATGTCTTTACACTTTCCACAAAGATTGCAGTCGAAGATATTGAGACATTTTGTATAATATTTGTAAATGGGTTAATTAGTGGTTCATAAAGAATTCTATCTTTTGTAATTTCTTGGCCATTGACAATTTTATCTTCTGATTGTCTACACCAAATAACCGTTCTTAATAAAGTTTCATCTTCTGTTATACCAGGACCAGAGTAAACATTCGTTTCAACAATGTCTGTTGACACCACATCTGTAACAAGTCTTGAATTTTCTTTAAGTCTATCAATATCACTATTAATTCTTAAGGTATCTCCTTCCTTGACACTTTCCATTATGTCAACATTTAAAGTATCAATATCACCAGTTCCTTTATAGAAAAGAATTTTGGAAGAATCTCCTGATCTTGGTGCTTGGCTAAAGGTAATTACACTTCCACCATTGAAGAAATATGATTGATCTGGAACTTGAAGAACATTATTAATGAATATGAGTAAATTTGACTTTACTTCTACATTTGATCCTCTTCTAGATCTAATTGTTGTTTGCTCTCCATTTATTTTGATTGGGAAAGTAACTCTCTTTCCATCAAACAATGAATCTATAGAATCAATCACTTGCAAATCTCCAATTGACCATCCCTTAAACTCATCATCAAATGTTCTTTCGACTGTAAGTTGAAATTCGGAGAAAGATAGTGCAGTATTTGTTGGAATTCCTACTGTTCCTCCAATAGCAACCGTGAGAACTTCCTCCTGATCATAACCATAACCATTATTGTTAATCTCAAAGGAAATAACACTTGATCCTTGTCCAACAACAATATTGGCAGTTGCCTCCGTACCAACTCCACTAGAAGAAGAACTGTATATTAATGGAATATTTGAATATGATAGTGGAGCATCAAATATAACTATTGGTGGATTTGAAGTAGTATACCCTGTTCCTGGATTTGTGATTGCCACACTTACAATATGACCACCACTAATTGACGCAGTTCCAATAAATTCTATATTTGGAATACCTGTGCTAGATGTTGCAACACCAACATTGACTGTGGTTTGTATTCCCGATCTATACCCAGATCCACTATTTCCAATACTAATTGATTGAATAGTTCCCCCAGAAGATACTATAGCAGTTCCTCCAGCAGAAACTAAAGGTTGATATCCAAATCCAGAAGTAGATCCTACCGATAAAATTATTCCACCGCGAGGGACATTGCTAGAATTAATATCATAAGATGTGGATGAAATTGTTCCAGTAAATGTTATTGAACTTATTCCAGAGACTTCTAACAAATCATAATCACTAGGAACACTTATTCCTCCAAGTCTTACGGGACCTTGGAAAATATCGTTGATAAGAATTATTGCATTGCTTGTTGAAATTCCAGATATGTTGGATCCATTTGATTTTAAAGTGAAAGTCGTCGAAATTCCATTAAAATTATTTGAAATATCATCAAAGATGTAATTTTTGGAGTATGCGTCCTCAATTCCGCCAATAATTCCCGATCTTATAAAAGATCTACCACTAAAAGTTGAGTGTGTTTCAATTCCAACAAAATCTCTAGCATCTGGTGGATTTGTAGTAGATCCGATTGGAGTTGGTCCATATGGTGCAGTAATGAAATGTATATTATTGTCTACGATGTTATAATCTCCAGAAACTTTAACTATTTTGGAATTGATTGCGTGCGTAGATATTCCAGTTCCCATCCAAGCTCTTTCAACAATAACCGCATTAGTTGATCCGACTCCAACTGAATTAATTCTCATGATCTCATTATCAATCTTGATCAAATCTCCACCAAAGAATGATGTAATTCCCGAGAAAATAATTTCTTGATCTGCAACAGTAATATTTTTAGTACTATTTGTTGTAACTGAAGTAGAGACTATTGGAGATTGTATTAAATTGTCAATAGTAATCAATACTCTTGCATTTTGGTTTGTCGAAACAAATCTATGTACTGTTCCTACACCAAGATTAGTAATGTCTAATGTTTTGGGAATTGTTAAAAGAGCATCAGAAGCAGAAGCAGCAACTCTAACTTTTAGATCACTGTCTTTAACAATATAGAGAGTAGAAGGTAACTTGTCGGTTGTGCCAACACCTGCAATTGATGTTGTTGCTATTCCTATTGCTTGTGCAGTTCCTGTTCCTGCAAATTTATATTCAATTTTTTCTCCACTTACAAAAAAGTGATTTGGAATAGTAATTGTATCATTATTCACATCCACAATATCTTGACTATTTCCATAGAAATATCTTTCAAATAATGGATTTTCTTTATGAGTTAGATAAAATTGTCTTCTTACATCAGTTTCTGAACCAGTATAGAACCCATATTCAGATCTAATAAAACTATTCGTAAAATCAATTTCTCTACGTGGAATTGATACGTTAATAAGTCCTATTGCATTTTGATAAACTCTAATCTGAACATCAGTATTTGCATTTGGAGTAAACAAAAGACTTACGTTTCCACCAGAAGTTATTGTTGCGCCAATTGCACCAATAGATGAATTTGTTTGGATAATACCAAATTCGGATACATGAACCTCGGTTGTTTCATTTGCAACAACTACTTCAGAAACCTGATATTGATTGTTGGTCAAATCTTCAACACTTACAATGTAATAAGCACCGCTATAAACCAATGAGTTATAAGATGCTATTGTTGTTATTCCGGGTGTTGCCGAAGAAGCAATAGAAGTATAATGCGAAGATAGAGTTGAATTATTAAATGACTCTGTTCCAATACCAGCAGAAAGAGAGTTTGCAATTGATACTCTTACTGAATTTATATTGTATTGTGTTGTTGTTGAACTATAAGGAATTAGATCAATATTAATATTGCCTCCAGAATAATATGCATGATATGTACCAATTCCAACGGAGGAATATGAAGTTAAACTGGATGTATTTAATTGGCCATATTCTTGTAAAGTTACTTCAGAACCATCATGAATCAAGGTAAGTTCATTAAACTCATTATATGAAGAGTCTGTTGCTCCAATTTGAACAAGAACTTTCGAAGATCTATATGTAGATGCTATTCCAACAATAGTGACTGATGAAGAAATTCCCGAAGCGATACTAGTCGTTGCAGATCCAACAAAAACACAATCTCCTAGGTTCGTTGAACCAGTTGAGACTATAGAATCTCTAATGTCAAAAGAAATTAGACTTACATTATAATCATTGATTTTTGATTTTGTTGGATAGAATAAAAGATTTCCTTCATTTCCTGTAATTGAGAAATCAAAAGAACCAATATCATAATAAGTGTTGTTTACTCCATACTGATTAATGAATGCATTTACCCCATCATGGATAAGAGAAACCAAAGATACTTGCTTTTGTGAAGTATACCTCTTATCCTCAACAAAAGTTAGATATTTGATTGATCTTGAATCTAAAGAAAAACTATCAACAATACTAAATTGTGTGGGTCTTGGATCACTATTAAATTCATCACTAATATCGTCAATCAACAAAACTCTGTTGCCAATAGATTCGATGTAATCTTGAATGACGCGAGAATTAAAGATTATCTCATCAGATTTAATTTGATTGTCAATATTAAAATTATTTTCTCTAACCAAATCAAAATCATAAACACAATTTAAATCAATAGTTTCGGAAAGATCAGCAATTCCAGAAACATCTCCCAAATTCTGCTCTGTGTTCATACCAGAAACTGTAGGAGATGATTCAATTATTAAATCACTAAACTTTTTAAATCCTGCAGTATGGTTAAGATTTCCTACCGCACCGTTCCAAGTATCTGATGGTACTTGAGATCTTAAAGAATATGAAAAATACTGATAGTAATCATTATCATGTACTCTTTGGAACTGATTATCTAAAATTCCAGTTTCTTTTTGCCAACCTTTGCTTACTGTTGAAGAAGATCCTACGATATAACTGCAGTTTGAGGAAGTTACATTTGAAATAATACCTCTAGATGAAGAAGATTCGCCAACTATTTCATCACCTTCTTTAAATGACTCACTTACCGATACCTTTAACAATTCTGTGTTTTTATTCCAATCAATAACAGTACCATTAACTAATCCAGAAGATACGTTTTCTCCAACATTAAATGTATTTTTTTCTAAAGCAATATCAAATATTGGGAAATATTTTTCTGGTATAATTTTTCCAGCAGAAATTTCAGAATTAAAAATTCCAGGAACTTCTCCATTTGAAAGATAATTTGAAAGATTATAAGATACTGTAGCACCTATTCCTCCAATGTTTGGATCGGTATTAACTACGGTAAACAAAGCGTAATTATAACTTGAAGAGTTATAACCTCTTGAAGTTGTTCCAACACCAACACTAACATTTTCAATTAAAACTTTATCGCCTATTTGGAAAGGAAAATCATTAGCATTACTAAAACTTGCTCCTAAAGTTACAACTACATCCTTAGATGAAGGTATAAAAGTCATGGAATTGATTTTAATTCCATTTGTATTATTAATTGGAATTATTTTTGGAGTTTTGTTATTCAATCCCTTTGTATTTTTGATAATCTTGACCGTTTGAGTTTCAATACTATATCTAAGATCAACATCAGAAACCAAATTATCGGTAAGTCCATCTAAAACTATTAAATCTGGAGATACTGAATATCCTCTACCTACAGAAGTAACGCCAATCGATTTAAATGAAGATTGTGGGATTATTTTTAAAATATCTGGAAGTTTTGCTGCAGGCCTTATTGAATAATCATTTGAATATCCAAATCCAATATCATCTATTTTTGTTTTTAAAACATTTCCAATATTATTAGATTTTACATCTAATATACTTCCATTGCCGATTCTAGACGAAACTCTCTCAATTTCTGGCATTGAGTTTAAGTTAAATCCATCATAATCAATATTAATCTGATCAATTTCACCATAAGAATTAGTGGAATTTGTGATATAACTTAATTTTGCATTAGTTTTATCGTAATTTGATCTTTCTGGTGATGTATTTAAAATATACTTGAAAGAAGTGGTGGAAATGCCACTAATAGTATGATCACCACTATAAGAACTTTGTTTGATACTGACAGAATTGTTATCAGATACCTCTTCGTCAATAATAATCTGTTCTTTGTTGGAAGGAAGATTGTTGAGATTTATTGGTGTTAATTTATAATAAAGTTTTTGAGGAGTTGAATCATTTAATCTTAAAGAAACTGTCGCATTAGTATCAATTCCAACTCTTCCTTCTTTAACAACTTCAAAATTCTTTGAATCAGTAAAGTCAAATTTGTGCTTGAATTCAGAATCACTATAGAAATCAAAATCAAAGGCCGAATATAAAATTCCATTATTTGTGAATGAAAGGGATGGACTTGAAACATCAAAAACCAAAGTATTTTTGCTTACTAATTTAATTGGTGGATTTATTGGTAGAATAGATCCAGAAGAAGTGGTAGTTATATCTACTATGTTTCTTTCTTTTCTGGAAGAATAGTAGTAACTATTTGATAATTTTATTGTATCCTTATCAACAATAACTACATAGTAAATTCCTTCATTTTGTAATCCACCAGAAGGAGATGCTGACTTATAGATTACTTTTTGACTTGTACTCAATCCATGATTTTTTAAAGTAATTGTATTTTCGGTTGTATTTACGTCAGAATTTATAAACTGTTGTTCCCCAACTATCATTCTACGATTATATTCATTGTAAGAAACAGAAATTTGCGTAGAAATTCCAGAAATTACTGATACCTTAACGTAGTCGTTTAATTTCAATCCATGAGTTGTTGCAGTAGAAACTGTTACTTCGTTTTTGCTAATATTACCGATGAGAGTATTCTTATAATTTGTTTTAAAACTATGATCTAAACCAGAACCAATATTAGTAAAATAAAGAAGGCTTGCAGTTGAACCAATACCAACATAAGATCCGGTTGTTCCAAGTCCAACAGGATATGTACTAATTCCAATAAGATCCGAAGTTAATTTGGTTGCATAAACTGTTGAGTTATTTGATAATGAATATGAAGCAATGCCATCATTAGAAACTGATATTGATGTTCCACCATTAAATGAATAGATAAGTTCATCTCCAGATTCTAATTTATGATTTGGAATATAAATGGACTTTGTTGGTATGGAGATTTGAGTTGCGCCAACTCCAGGATTTGAAAAAGTCAAAGTAGTCGAAATTCCAGGTCCTGCAGTTGTCCCTATTCCCAATGACTCAATTGGATTAAAATAAAGTTCTTTATTTAATTTGGAACCGTACTCATTTTCAACTTTGTATGTAAAATACAACTTTCTAGAAACTTCTGTTAATGCAGTTCCAACAGGATAACTTGAAATTCCTAAAGTTCCATTTTGATTTCTAAGAACTCTTATTCTTGAAGAAATCGGATCAATATTTAATATCTTAACTTGCTCATTTCCGATCTGATATATGTCATTTTCTCTTATGACAAAATCTTGAAGGTTGCCAGATACATTAAAATAGGTAACCAAACCGGTATAACTTGTTGACCCTATTCCAGTAGAGGAATATAAGATATTCACACTTTTTGAAATTTTTGATACTTGTTCTGATTCAAAATTGGAACTAATAATAACTGTATCTAAATTGCTAAAGTTATGGGGAGATGTTGAAAATGCAACATAATTTCCAACATTTAAAGATACTGGAGAAAACTCTGCATTAGAAATTTCTGTCGAAGCTACACTAATCGAGTTGATTTCTTTTCCTTTTATAAAGGATACACTTGCTCTTGGTTTTCTAGATGAAAGATCGGTGTCTTTAAAAATTATTTTATCGTTTACTTGATAATTCTTTCCACCGGTAACAATCCCAACAGAAGATATTTGTCCACTAGAAACTGATTTTACTTGAGAAATTTGTTTTCTAACCTTGTTAGGATCATATAAGAATTGATATCCACTTGTAGATTTTGTGATATTATAAGGAGTTGTATTTCTAATCCAACCCATTTGGTTGATATTAATTTCACTTTGATTTGATGTTTTTAGGAAATTAAACTCAATTGGTTTTGACTTATAAGAGTTTCCAATAAAATATGGGAAATATGGTAACTTGTAGTTTTTAAATGCACCTACAGATTCTACGGTGCTGTTAATAGTTGTAAAATATGCATATATTCCATTTGGATATTCTGGAGTTATGCAAAATCTCCCATTATACTCATCTAGATCGCCACCACCAACATATTCATAGTCATCAACAAAAGTTCCTGTTGGGTATAGTGATGTACTTGGTCTTTTTGGTTGGGATTTTAATTTATAACCAGAAACCATCGATTTTATAGGTCCTCCAGTTATAGTAGAATATCCATATGGACCATAAATTGGGTTTCCATCATAAGCCCAACCAATTATGGGAGAATGTGATATTGAAGTAATTTCTTTTCCATTATCAAATATTAAATCTGGTTCATAAAAAACTTTACCATCTTTATATCTTCTAGCCAATACAGATGATCTTAATTTTCTTGGAGAATATGCATGAAAATATTGTAAACCAAAGTTGGAAAAACTTTCATCTAAAATTCCATCGTCATCTGTAATTTGATTCGTCTGCAAATATCTTTCTACTAAATTAATATTCCAAGACTTAATATCTGCTTCAAATTTTGCTCCTATTCCGGCAGACAAAACATCAATAGTTGTATCAGATTCTGAATAACCGATTCCACCAGATATTACCTTAACTGAAGTTATTGCTCCATTTGAAACTATTGGAGTCAATATTGCTCCTCCACCAGATCCATTAATAACTAGATTTGGTGGTGAATTATAATTACTTCCTGGAATATTAATGATAACATCAACAATACTTCCATTATTGATAATAGGAGTTAATTGAGCTCCTTCTCCATTCAAAAGTAAAAATTCAGGTTGTCTATTATAATTTAATATTTCTTCGGAGCCATAAGATGATCCACCGTCCTGAATATGAACAGATTCAATGCTACCTCTAAAAATAGGTTGTAAGATTGCATTAAAATTCTGATTCGCTAATGTAGAAATCCCAATAAGACCTGATACAACGGCAGAAATTGGTTCATAATTGAATATATGTAGTCCGTTTCCAGAATCAACGAAGTTTACATACTCTTGTGTTTTATAATTAATATCTTTTGCCTGGGTTGCTGCAATACCAACCAAAGATAGTTTGAAATTGTCTTCATCTACTTTTGTTACATAATAAGTTGAGGTAGTAGACAATCCAACAACTGGGCTATCAGTATAATTATATGTTATAATTTCTCCACTTTCATATCCATGATTAGAAATTCTTACCGTATTTGATGCAGTGTCAATTCCAGAAGAGTTTGTTGTAGTCTTCTTGTTTTCATAATTACTTCCGTAATTAATTATTGATATTGATCCTATTTTTTTCTTTTTATTTGTGGATTTAAATCTATGGATTCCCTTTCCAGTATTAGTAATGGATATAGTGTTTATTCCTAAAATACTATCAGAATATGTTCTATGAAGTTTAACTTTCGTAGAATCAACAACAGAAACATAATATGATGAATTTGTTGATAATCCGCCGATAATTGTTTGTCCCTGTGGATCATATACAACTTGCTCATAATCCCTAAATTTATGATCCTCAATAAAAGTTATAGATGAATTAGAGGCATTGATAGCACCAGAAGTCTGGTTAGCATTTATATCTGAATAATGGTCAAATGAAACTAAATTTGCTTTAGCCTTTGCACCAAAACCATTGCCTCCATAAATTGTTATATTCGGTTCAGTTAAGTAATCAAATCCACCATCAATAATATCAATTCTTTCCAAAGAACCTTTGACCGAACAATAAGCAGTTGCACCCGATCCAACCGAATCTGATATTTGAAGCGTTGGTGGGTTTATAATATCATAACCAGAACCAGATGCTATGGGAGAAATTGACTCTAATGGTCCATAAAAGATATTGTCTTTTGACTTGTAATTAAGTATTTCTACACCATTTACCAAAATTCCAGTTGTCCCAGAAATAGTTTTGTAATCCTGGTCATTGGAATTTATTGGGTCAGATACTTTTCTAATAAGTTTTTGTGGTTCTAATTGTTTTGTTTCTAAAGAACTTTCAGAAACAAAAGAGGCAAATTCTAATTTATGATTTTGTATCGTTCCAGATACTGATAGGAATTTATTTGAGTATAAATTAGGTCTACTTTTTGAAAGTCTGATTGTAGTTTCGTTAACTTTTTTTATAAAGTAAAATCCTTCAGTTATTCCGGACAAAGTTCCAGAACCTGTACTTGATCTATAGAATACTTGATCTCCACTGTAGAATGGATGTCTACCAATGTTTAGATCAGTTCCCTCAAAGGTGCCAGAGAATAATAAAGCTTTATCGTTTACATTAATTTTTTGATTTAGATATGTTGGAAGAGATGGTGCGGCAACATATAATGATTTTTGATCATCGGTATAAACATTTTGAACATTTGTAGTATATTCAATAAGATTTGGATAATTAATTGATTCTAGTCTTGACAATATTTTTCTTAATTCATAATTAAAACTAACATCTAGAACTTCTTGACACGATACAATTATAGATTTTTTGTTATTAAAAGATACAACAAATGCAAATTTTTCTGCTCCTTGTCTCCCATTTGCGGGAATGATAGAAACCCTGTCTCCAATAACAAAAGAATGTTCGTCATAGAAGTTGACTATGTAAGAATTATTTGAAGAATCGAGTAATCTTATAGACTCTGATTCGTATGATGTTGATAGATTAAAAAACCAATTGTTAAACTTATAATCGTCTAAAGAATCTCCTAAAGTTTTAATGACAATAGGATCTCCTGAAGAAAATAGAGGATTTTTCTCAGATAACACTACATCTGACAATACTCCAGTTACTCTAAACTTAATAGTTCCCAAATCATCGGAACCATAAGCATAAACATTTGCTTTAATTTCGGATCCTTTTAAAATTGGTTGTGTGATTCCAGAACAATTTAAAAACTGTGTGAGCGTTTTATCTTTATACGTAACTACAAGTTGAGTTCCATTTTCTAAATCTACTAAAAGTTCTCCAGATTGTGGAAATCCTACAGTAGAATCAACATCAAGAGACGTTGAACTTGGTGTAAATGCGTCTACATTTACTGCTTTGTTAATAATATCGGTAATTGATATTGTTTTGGGGTGAATTGAAAAATCACCAAATATAGTTCCCTCAACGTCAATATCCCTTTGATATCCAGAATCTAAACTAATTACATAATATTCCTTTTCCCCTCTTTGAATTTTTTCAATTTGGGTTACTGTCCCTCTTGCTTTTGGTAAAAAAGAATTTTGATCTTGGTATATTGTTCTGTTTAATAAATTTAAAATATCTCCTTCAACTGCTTCAACTACCAGATCTTTTGTTACTTTATATTGTGCATCCGATGGTTGGATTAAATAATCTTGAGGTCTAATAACTTCAACATCTTTTCCATATAAGGCTCTAAACAAAATTTCAAAAGATCTTTCTGTTCCTTTTGATGAATAAAAATCTTTTGCTTGTTTTAGAAATAATCCTTCATTTAAAGATGAATAAAATTCTCTATCTTCAAATCCTGGCGTTAATTGAACTTTTAATTTTTTAAAAAACTGCTGAAGAAATAGAACACTGAGATTTGATACCTTAGATTTAGCAGTATGATTATCGGATAAAGAATTTGAAAAGGTTAAACTACCGGATCCTTCTAAAGAGGTTATTCCACTAAATCCTCTTATACATCCAGTGAAAGATGTTGAGGTTTTTTCTGTATATGTAATTATTTCAGAATTTATTAAAAGAAGACCATACGAATCTGGAAATCCTGCAGTTGACTCCACATTAATCGTAGTATCAACAAATGAAATATCAGATGTAAGTGTGGTAGAATCTACCAAATTAGATAAGTTATCTACTTTTATGTACTTGTCAAGGTTTTGAATCAAGTCATAAGAAGCCCCTTGATATTCCAAAGACAAATAATATTGTTTTAAAAATTCTGATACAAGAGGAAACTCAGTTTTTACGTACTCTGGAAGTTGGTTTTCGACAACTGAACTAATTTGGATTCTTGTTTCTGTCATTTTATATTCTTACGAGGTCTCCGTTTAAATAACTTGATGTTACCGTGTATGACGATCCTGAGATATCAGAACCAGAAGATATTTCATCTGATACCATATTTAACACACTAGAAGATGCATCTAATTGTAAATATAAATCCTGCAATCCAATAACATCATTTGATTTTGGTGATGTAGAAATTTGAATAACAGGTTCTCCTCCAACATTTTTTGCTGCTGAAGTAATATTTACTGGATTTAAAATAATCTCCCCTCTCTCATAATCAATCCTTCCTACATTATCTCTCACTATTGTAGGAGTATTATTTGAGGTTATTGTAAAAAAGAATATCCTACCAGTTTTTCCATCAGAGTTTGGAATATCTGACAAGTAAAGAGTTGATCCTATAGAACTGACATTAAATCCGGAAGATTTAATATTGTATCCACTCATTTTATTGATATGAAATGCATTTCCATAACAAATCTCATAGTCAGCGAATTGATTTAATAGTGGTTTTAAATCTCTTCTGATCACAATCTTTGTGATGTTAGATGTTATTGATACATGACTGTCATCAATTAACTTTAAAAACTTACTATATTTAAATCTTGCTCCATATTTGTTTAACTCCGTAGAGTCTGCATAAGAATTAATGTTTTGAGAAATAATCGTTTTTAAATAATCAGAATTCGGTGCAGAATTTACATTATAATAAACTGATGCATCATACTCAACATAGAGATATTTTAGATCTAAAATTTCAGGAACAATTCCCGCTACACTATATTTTTTTAAACTATTCTTAATATTATTCTTAACCTGACTAGAAACAAAATTTCCATTAATTGGTTTGATTGATATAAAAACCTTACCATATTTTGGTGGACTTAAATCTTCTCCACCAAAAACAGATATTGATTCTGTTTCTGGGTAGATCATAGGTACAATTGTTTCATAATCTGTTGCAGTTACCGCCCTATTTTGCGATGCATAGATTCTTGGTGCATATTTTTTTATAGAATCTATAGACTCTATATTTTCACCACCTCTCGCTTCAGTATTTGTGGTAATTAAAGAGATTCCTGTGGTAATAACACGATTATTATTGTCAACTATTCTTCCACTAAAGTTGAAAGAAGAAACTCCGTTTGCATCCTTTCCGGAGGATGTTACGTAAGAAACCTCAATATAATTTTGATTATCAAGTTTAGTGCCAAAAACACCATCGCCAAAAATTAATTCATATCTCTGATCTTCAACTTCTTGAATAAAGAATACTCTCGAATTTGAATCAACGTCTAAAAGACTTGATGAAAGTGTGAATTTTCTTTTTACTGTACTTGATTGTGTATTTCTAACTTCTACTGAAATTGATTGTGTATCAATATTTGCATTGTCTAAAATGAATTTTTGATTTGGATTATTTGAGTTAACAGTAAATGATTTAATTAAAAATGTTCCTTCATATACATTGATATTATCAAATAAAGCTACACCATTCACAACTGGTTTTGTAATATCCTCTGGAATGGTGAATGAATAGTTTTGACTCCCAAAAGAATTACTAGATGTACAAACTGTACCTTTCTTAAGGGTTAGTGTAATTGGTTTAGTTGTAAACCCTGTGGTGTCAACAAAAAAAGAAATATTTGCTCTCGATGACGTTCTTGATCTTGGAACGTAACCAATATTTCTTGCTAAAGAGACAACATTTTCTCTTAACGTAGCACTATCAATAAAAACCTCATTGCTAACCATGTTAGCGTTATATGAGGTGATGTATGTATTGTAAGCTAAAACGTCAATTAAAGTTGAAAGATTGGATCCTTCAAAATCATAATCAGTAAAATTTGAATTCGCTCTTAAATAATCGCGAATTGAACTTTTTATTTGATCGAAATCTAGATTCGTAAAATTAACTAGTGCCATTTATCGTGTTGGCTGAAGTGCAAATGATAACTGTTGTGGAAGAACATCAATACCAACAATTTGATAGTTGATGGTAACATTAAATTCATTTTCATCATAATTGGGAGAAACTATCACATCAATTAAATTCACCCTCGGTTCATAACTTTCAATTGTATTTTGAATTTCGTCTTTAATTATTGAGGCAGATATCTCATCAACATTTTCAAAAAGAGAACGACTAACTTTTGATCCTAAATTTTCGTTAAAAAATTTTTCTCCTGGATATGTAAACACCAAATTACGAATAGAGCGAGCAATAGCAGTCTCATTTTTCAGAGCAATCAAGTCATAATTGACTGGATTTGCCTGAAATGTCATACTCAGGTCCTTAAATGCTTTACTGACCCGCTCTAAAGGCATAAAAATGTATAAAATCTGTATTATTTATTCGTGTTTTTTCGATTCGTAGAGAGGCTCTGTGCCATAATCCCAGTCATCATAATCATCATCATTGCGAATTTGTGAGTGTATTTCGTTTTGATGAAAGAAATCGTGTTTTTTGGGAGTCAATTCATCATTTGCGATCTCGCGAAGCATTTTTTGCTTCTGAATTTGTGATTCCCAACCATATTCACTACTCAAATAGCGAGTTCCCCACTCACTTTCCATAAAATTTTGGTCTTTATCGACTTTTTTGGTCATTGTTTGCTCCTGATTCGTTAAAATCAGAACTTTTTACGGGGTTGCTATCCCGAATATCAATATAAAATCCCTTTCTGAGATAATCCTCATCACTAACAAACGTAAAACTATCTATTTCCTCTACTTCTTCCCCTTTCCAAACAGGAATTGCTACAGAATTACCATATCGAAAGTCTGGATTGCGTCTAAAATGAACCTCAATGAGTTTATTTCCTATAAATTCACAATTAATCCATTCATAGTTCCCTTTTAACTCATTTAATATATCTGGAAATGGAATTTTCGCATCTATTTTAGTCCACTTTTCCCATTTGTACAATAAATTATCATCATCCCTCTCGCCTAATACTACAAGATCTGCTTTCTTATCTCTAAAATCAACACTTATATGATCACCATAAAATCTTTGACACCAAAATTCAGACGGATGAAAGTGATCAGTATATTTGTAAATCCATTCTATACGAGAAAATCGTCCCATACCAAGTAAATTAATACTTGGTCGAACGATATAATGGTCTGGAGATGGAACAGACACGCCTACAGGACCACACAGATACCTTAGAGAGTGTGATAAAAAGAGTTTGTTATACACCCACAGATCTTCTTTATGAATTGAATTCCATTCATCTACTGGATCTGCATAGTACATGAGTCTATATTATTTCTATGAAGAGTATAATTCTTCTGAATACGAATATCGGAGTTTTTAAAGGTCCAACATTCTCCATTACTATCTAGGAAGACAACCCATTCTAAATCATGTTCTTGAGATCGATCGATCATAAAAAAAGCCCAGCCTTTACCTTTAGGGGTAATGACTGGGATTTGAGGATTAAGTTGAATCACCGACCTTGACCGCGATATCTTTTCTTACGTCCATTACGAGAGGTTGCACTGAGCAATGTGCGAGCAGAACGTCCTTGACGAGTCTTCTTCGGTGCTCCTGGTTCAAAGATAGTTTTATTGGATCCGCCTTTAGCCATTTGTAATTTCCTCCATTTCTAATTCATTAAGATCAATGTTTTCTCCCGAGTAAAAACGCTCTGAGAAGTCTTGTAAAATCTCACTACAGTCTTCTATAGTGAGATTTGTATAAATTTTACGCCCTTTATATAAAAGATTGTAAAGTGTACTCATTAGATTACGCGAGTTTTTTCATGTCCTACTCTAATACGAGGATCGCACCAGATTTCAAAGCCCGCATCTTTAGCATCAAGACAGAATGAAACATCCTCACCACACATATCCTGAACTGCACCAGATTCAAAGACTTGCATCTTTGGAGCAAACCAAGGATATTCGAGATTTTCAAATACTCCTTTCTTGATCAGAACCCAACCAAATCCAGTGTAATCAACTGTGAAAGGCTTTCTACGCTTTTGAATAGAATCAACGGTTTCATGATTCATGACACCACCATTCTTGCGGAAGTCATCTTCTTCTAACCAGTGTGCTACTGAGGTCGTGTGACCATCTTCTGTGGCATACCAACCAGCAACAATCTCTTTCTCTTCCCCTTCTTCATTCAGAGCAACATCACAGAGTTGCCAGAACTTTTCTGTGTTAAAGACAATATCCGAGTCAATCCAAAGTTGATAATCATATTGAAGTTTACCGTCCCAAGGAATTTGCTTTGGTCCACGAAGTACATTTGCTCCAAGAACTTTACAACGTGCAAAGTTTACCATTGAAGAGTAATCTTGAGAAATCTGAATACTCATATTGTTTTGCACAAGATCAAAACAGAGTTGTACAAATGCTTTTAGAAAGATAAACGAACATCCTCTACCAGGAAGACAGAAGATAATCGACTTACCTTTCATTCTTTCTTTAATTGCATCATAATCCCATTCTTGTTCTTTGGGTTTAGGTGCCGTTGCTTTAATCGTAAATCCTTTTGCCATAAGTGAAATTAACCTTCAGATCAATTTTATCAGTCTATATATGCTTTTGTCAATTCGCCTCAATGAGAAGAATTGAGTAATACTTCCTTATTCAAATAAAGTTCTTCATAACTTAAATCTTCTTTTGTAAGATCCAAATCAAGTAACTCAATCATTCTGTGCATCATCTCCCAGGTTTCAGAAAATTTACTCTCTGATAAACTGTGATAAATGCACCGATCCTTTGCGTATATGTGATAAACCTTTTCAGTCATAAAAATATTTTCCGGAATTTTTTTCAGTACTTTTTACTTTGTAACCGCATTATATATCAGAACCAATAAAAATCCTAGGGGCACTCCGATAATCGTAAAGCACTGTCGTGGATACCTTATTAACCATCCCGCAAAGACAACCTTCCAGAAATTCCAATAAGGTCTACTTCTTTTTCTTACGTGCCCCATTTGCTTTTGCTTGACTCTTGTAACTCTTACAACGTTTATCTGGGCGGGACTTACCGTTCTTATGAATCCAACGGGTGAACATTTTTATCTCCGGAAAAATTTTATGAGATTGATATTTAGAGGTCGATTTGTCACCTCTGTAGGTTAGGGTAGTTTGCTTTTTTTATATACGCAACGCCGCGCCACGCTATAAACAATCGGCGGCAATTAACTGCCGGATCACTGATATCACCAAGTATAACATAAGTGCCCCTCACAGTCAAGCAAGGGGCACACAGTTACTATCAGAACTCGATGCTATCTGCAGTGGGTTCAGCATAAGCAATCGACTGCTGATTGTCCTCGGTGAGAGTATCAAGGATCTGCAGAATCTCACTGCCAGTGTTACCTTGAGCCAGCAGAGAAAGCATCACGGTCTTGGACATGTTGTGTTCTTGAGTGTTAGTTAGTGTGTGAACAGTAAGTGTCTTTATAGGGCGCATCTTATTCCTCTTTGTTGTTACTTAAGGAGTTCAGGATGAATGAACTTAATCTCCTTAATCAGTTGCTCGTCGCTGATACGCTCAAAATCAGATTCCATCATCATGTATAGAGTCTCTTGCATATCTTCCAGACTCATATTATCAATCAGTGTGTTGAGGTAAGACTCAAGAAGTGCAGGACGATTGGTGATTTTCATAGTCACTTAGTAAGGAATGAGTGAGTGTTACTTAAGACTGATAATCACGCAGAAGGCATAACACCTTGGATCATCAATTCGCAGTTGGATTCGGTCCACTCTGCAGCAACGATTTCACTGTGCAGAACATCACCTTCAGACCACTCATTGTGCAGACGCTCATACCAGGCGTCGAAGAGTTCCATACTCTGAGCGGCGAGAACTTGGAAGGCATTCTCGATAGCGAAGTTCAGAACGGTTTGAGACATTTAAGGTCGTTTGAGTTGGTGTCTATACTACTGATGCACTTTGAAGGGCCCAGTATTGTTCACTGAACCGGTCTTAAGTGTTACTTAGAAGTCGAACACATCGCTATTGATCTGGATGACATTTACAGCAGGATCATTCCACTCAACACCATCAGGAGTTTGTGTCATGAATTCGCTGATATTTGCAACGAACTGCTTATAGTCAACACAACGACGAGCGATGTTATACAAACCCTCATCATTGCTGATCCAGAGTGCAACATTCCAGGTCTCATAATTCTCCCACCCGTTATACGAAGTGTCGAGAACATTGCTTTGGAAAGTGGTGCTCACTGTGTGGGTTTCGTCCTTACACTACTGATGCACTTTCAGGGGCCCAATAGTGTTCACTGTGCGTCCCTATGTGTTACCAACGGTCGGGAGTTGACAGGTCTTCCACATAAGCCTCACACCTCTCAGCTGGTTCCAACTTGAATAACTTCTCCCAGTCAATCTGATGCGGGTCAAAGTCAGGAAACGCAGAGATGTCTAGGGTGATGCGATAACGTACCTTCTGTGCTTGTGAATAGGCAACTGACATAAGTGCGCTCCTTTGTGTTATGAGAGTACTATAAGATGCCTGGGCGTAAATGTCAAGGTCTATGGGGATATTTATGAGCGGGGTGTGGATTTTTTTGAGGGATCTGTGTGGATTTTATGACCCGGGATTTGACAAAGTGTGGGTGAGTGTGTTATAGCTCGCAAGGTAAGATAACGACCCAGAGAGACATTAAAAGACTCATAAGTTCTCCACCATTCTAACACTTTTCCACAGGTTTTTCCACACATTTATTATACTTTTTCCACAACATTGTGGAAAACTAATATCAGTATTTCGACACTTAAGTATAAATAACGCAGACACATTTTTTATCAATTCAGTGGCATATATCTACTCAATCACCAACCTTCAGAATAGCAAACTCTACGTCGGAAAGACTACGCAACCCAACCCATATGATAGATGGAAGCAACACCTACAGAACGCAAGAAGTAAGGATAATTTAGCAGAGAACAATTCATCTCACTCTATGCCTATTGTTCGTGCCATATGTAAGTACGGAGCAGACAACTTTAAGTTTAGAGTATTGGAAGAATGTAGCGATGATAATGTTAATGAACGTGAAACCTTTTGGATAAACAAACTTGATACTTGTGGTAAGAATGGGTATAACATTACGTTAGGTGGTGATGGTGTAAAGAAACCACAAAAGTATTGGGCAAATCATCCACATTCTAAAGCAGTGAGTTGTTATACATTAGAAGGTGAATGGGTTAGAGACTATGAGACTATGGGATTAGCAGCAATAGATGTAAGCGGAAAGAAAAAAAGTTCACCTATTCGTTTTTGTATTAAAGGTGTTACATTTCAGGCATTTGGTTATAGATGGGCTTGGAAAGGTGAACAACCTAAAGTAGTAGAAAAGAGAGTGAATGTTCGCGGTGTTGTGTATGGTATCAATCCAACATTAGGACGCAAAAAGATGTGGAAATCACAAGCAGATGCTGCAGAAGAAATAACTGGAAATCGTAAGAATAACTCTAATCTTTTACTTTCAATACGCAGTCCTGATAATAACAAATGGCAAGTAAATGGGTGGTATTTGTTTAGATCAAAACCAACAGATTGGAAACCAGCAACAAAGACAAGATCAACAGAACACTATAAAAAAGCAGCAGCAATATCAAATGAAAAAAGAAAGAAACCTGTCTATGGAGTGAATATTAAAACTGGCAAAATCGTAGAGTTTGAGAGTATGAGCGAAGCATCATTTTTTATCAAAGGTGAAGGAAACTACAAAGGAGTTGCTAACATCACCAACAACATTGAACGTATAAAGAATGGGCAAACTTGGTGCAATGCTTATGGTTACAGATGGTACGAAAAAGCATAAAAAAAGAGGGTGTAATCCCTCTGTTGTTATTGATTCTCAACTGCAAAAGATTCGATCCCATTCACTATTCGATTCCCTAGATTTGCTATCCCATTGAATCCAACTGTTGAAAGAATGATACCAACGACTACACCTATAAAGAACTTTGACATTATACTAGGTGAGCAGGACTACCACAAGAAAGATAAAACTCAACCATCCTCTTTGCTTCATCTAATGTAGAGAATGATTGCTCTCTCCACTGTTGCTGATACGGTGTAAAGTAACGGATCTTGAACATCATTTTGTTGAATAAAGACAGGAACTAACTTTACCTGGAGTTGCGATAACTTGTCCTCCTTTCTCTATACATTGTGCTTCTACTTGTGTATTTCTAACATTGATAATACCAAGAAGAAGTAAGAGAAAAAGAATACCTCCAATAATGATGATTACGTTCATTTGGAGTTGTTCTTTGTTCATAAGATTTCAGTTCAAACGCATACCAGAGAAGAAAGGAAGTGGACCACCTTCATAGTTAATGAACCATTGACCTTTCTTCTGGAAGACATACTCATCTCCACAGCCGTGTGCTTGAAGAAGTGCATTAAGACGCGATTTTGTGGTGTTTGATTGATACCCACCATCGAACAATTCGATCCAGGTTTCGCCAATTCGGGCAATCAAATTACCGTACAGAAAGACATCACTGGAGTTGGTATAGTTGATGACTTCAGTGTTATCTTTCTTCCAATCCTTTTGATTCAGGATTGCATCATTCATTTGCTTTTCGATGACTCGCATTGTGCTTTGTGTGTTGCTTATACTACTGATGCACTTTCAAGGGCCCAGTTTCAATCAGTGATAACATAAGATCCTTCAACACTACAAAACTCCATCAAATAATAATCAAGGTTAATACCTAATTCATCAGCAACGGGATAACATTCTTCATATTGTTCTTGTGAAAGAATAAAGTAATTCGTCTCAATCTTTGTCAATTTGTCCACCTTTGATTTCGACATTTTCAAGAACGGTAACAATTTGATTCGTCGGAGTAAGGTAGTCAATCTGAAGAACATTCGGTGCGATTTCAGTAGAGCCAATGATCGCAGATGCAAGGAGAAGTTCAATCATAATCAGTCGAAACGTGAAGAAAGATCAGGACCAGGATTTTCGAGATGTGCTACACTATCGGCAACAGATTCTTGAGAAAGTGCAAACTGAACCTTTTTTCCATTGTAGTAAATGTCAAAGACAGATTGCACATAAGGTGTTAGATTACCTTCAGAATCCCAGGCATTTCGTGTATGTGAAGTCTCAACGATTTGGTAGACTTTAGAGGTGAGAGGTGAAACGTAAGTGCTCATACTACTACTGCACTTTCAAGGGCCCAGTTGTTACACTTTCAATCATTTCATTCACATATTCTTCGTCATAGAACTGCGAAATCTCTTCGATTAACTCTTCTGGAAGTGAGAAGTCGCGGCGGATGTTTTCTTCAATCGTTTCGCTTGCAAATTGTACCAAACTGTCGAGGTCCATACCATCAACAATCGACTCAACGTAGATTGCAAGCAGTTTATCGTATTGGTCTTGAGTAAGTTCCATTTTGTTTGAGAAATTGGGGAGGGAAATCATTGAATAACAGTGTTCACATTCGGGTCAAAAGTAACTTCAGAGATCACATCAAAATCATCAGTCATCTTGACATAATTCCAGAGAGTGTCAGTCTCATCATCTACATTTTCCTGATAAAGGTGAATGAAACCGTTCTCATCTTGCTTTACATATGCACCATCATAATTCTCATCATCGAATACATAACCAGATGCAATCAGTGCTTCAATGAAAGTCATAATCTTCACCAGTTAATGAGTGTAGCAATGTTCCCAAGTTTATTCTGTTCGTCTACAATCTCCATCGCGTGATTGTATGTCTTGACGGAAATGTAACGTGCTTTTCCTCTTGTCTCTGGAAACAGATTCAGTTTGTCAATGATACGAACTGTGTTGGTATGTTTCATTTCAGAACGTGGCGATAATCAAGAGATTTGATGCACCAACCATAGGCAGTTGTAATCTCTTCAACTAAATCATCCTCATCATCTGCCTCCCAGATTTGACCGATTGTTGCTTGAGTGACATAATCAAACTCCAAGAATCCATCACATTCTGCATCGTGTTCTGGGGATTGAGGATCACCACAATAGGGACACTCATCATCAAAATCAAACTCAATATCAGTAACTTGGAATTGCATCAAACTGCACCTGCCATAAAGTTGTATTCTTGCACCAGGTTAATGTTATCACCAGTGATCACATATTCAAGTGCCAGGCGATCATCAATCTCACGTTGTGCATCTTTTTTGGTCAGACACTTTTGAGAGATCGTATCAATACCCTTCCAAGAAAGAACCTTGAGAGTGTAGTTGGAACAATCCTCAATCGGATAGAAACCGACGATCATTGTACCGTCTTTAGACTGAAGCGTAGGAAACTCAATCATCGTAGGAGTGGTGTTCATACTACTGATGCACTTTCAAGGGCCCAGTTTGAATCAGAGACCGTTAATGTAGTCAGCAAGTGCATCTTTGTACTCTTTTTCAGTCTCAAAGATGCGACCGTGAATGTTGAGAGGAAACTTCTTCTCAACACCTGCAGCTGCTACCATTCGGCAGTCTGCTTCATCGTAACCCATTTCAATCAGGTTTTGAACGTAAGGATTGTAGTTTGTCATACTACTGATGCACTTTCAAGGGCCCAATTACTTGAACGTTGCATTAACTCCAACAATTTTAGCAGTCGGGTTTCTGATTTGTGCAGTTTCGCGGGCATCTTTCGGAGAGTTAGCATACACTTCCTCTTTGAAGACTTTGCCGCCCACGTATAATTGTACTTCATATTTCATAGTGTTTGAAACTCCTGTGCTTCTTTGATGTTAGAATCGAAAAACTTTTGCAGAATGGAACTGATCACAGGTTGCCATTCTTTATCTTTAATTAGGTCACGATTTTGTGCTTCAACAAGAAACTTAAGGATGCAAGTCTCTTCATTAGCAGTGAACTTAACACGAGTGAATGTGTAACCGTCAGTCATCAATCATCTCCGAAGTTATTAACAAGAAAGTCCTCAAGTTCACAAAGTTCCACCTCATCCAAGGAGGAAATGTAGTTGTGCAAAGTATCTACCAAGACCCCATTATTCTTTTGGCAGGTTTCATACAGAAACTCAAAAAGTTGCGTTTTGTTAGTCATAATCAAACCAGAGAAAGTTCAGGGGCAGGTTCTACCTTAAATGTACCAAGTCGGTTGCAAGTAATACTCACAGCGTGAGCAGGAGCACCGAGTTCATCAACAACTTCCCACCAATCTTCACCCTCTTCAATGACAACATATCCGAAAGTTCCAGGTTGAGAGAGTTGACGACGACCACACTGTTTGGCATCATTTACATCATCAAATCGTTGCTTACGATTAAACCAACCGTTTCGTGCAACATCATCAGAAGGACCGAAAGTAATGCAAAGAAAGTTAGACATAATCAGTTAGCGTACAGTGGGAGTTTCTTACGGAGACGGATTGAATCATCAATCACCTCACCAATCTGTTCGTAAATGTAGTCGGAACCGCCTACATCAGCGAGCACATCTTGAGTGAAAAGAGAAGAAAAATACTTCTCTTGATTGTCTTCACCATCAAACTCAACAACATCGTGTTGAGTGAATACAAACGCAGCACAGGGAGCGTTCTCACCTTGTACCTCAATCATTTGGTTGATAGAGTCACGAAGTTCAGAAAGTGTGCGGTACATAATCAGTTTTTGTTGCGAGGGTTAATGTCAATTAAGCGGTCAAGTGCTTCACCAATCGTAGAGCGAACTTGCTCATCTTTCAGTGATACTTGCTCATACACTTCGTAAAGGGAAATGTAAATGTCGTCCCATTGAGTTTGTGTCATAATCAGGCAGGAAGAATACAGAAAGTGCCACACCAGTTGCGAACCCATTGTAGAGTTTCGTAGTAAGATGTGCGCGGATTGCTCATCTCCATTGTAGAACCATTGCGGGGATTGTGTGCAACGGCAACAAAGAGATTATCGCACTCTTTATCAGTGATCTGCTCAATCCACATTTGATTGACTTTGCCTTCCTTCCAATCGGTGTGGTAGGAGTAGACTTCGGAAACGATGGTGTTGCTCATACTACTGATGCACTTTCAAGGGCCCAGTTTCAATCACCAGCGGCCTTGTTGGATGAGAATCTTTTTGATTTCAGTATAAATGAACTGACGAAGTTTAGTGTCGGTAGTGTTATCAAAAGCATAATAAAGACGATTCAAATACTCATTCTGTGTGACACCAATGTTACCATCACCACCGATCTCATTGAGTGAGGAACCTGCTTTAGCTTTGGGTTTTCCCCAATTCCCAGTTATGCGACCTTCAGTACGAAGTTTAGGGCGAATCTTTGAGAGGTTAGAGTAAGTCATTCATCCTCCTCATAAGGGAACATTTCATCATACTCTTCATCAGTCAGAGTAAGATACTGAACATTAGCATTCTTGTGTTCTTCAGCATACATTAACTGATAATGAGCGAAAGAAGAAGGGTCAGAACTAGCAAACTCTAACAGACCATCAACAAAACAAAGGTAGTTCATTTTGCGTACAAATAACCACCCGACCAGTCTGCGTTCTCCAGCAGATATTCACGATCTTTAATCAATCGCAGATCGTAGCGAACACCTTTGGCAGGAGATTTCCAAGTGGCAGACTTATACACTTCGCCAGTGTTCTTGTCAACGAAGCAATGAACACTACGCGATCCACCACCACTCACAAAGATGACTTTATGATACTTTTTACCAGTCTCAATGGTATAATCAATGTCGCACTTGCCAGACTTGAGTTCATCAATCTTGCGCTGATGATACTCTTGATTGTCAACATCATTCACGAACTTTTGATGACCGCGAATAGAATACTCACGATAATTGTCCTTCAGTGCTTCAATCAGCAGCAGAGTATTCTTGAGGACATTCTCTGCAATGGTTTGTTGTGCCTGTGCTTGCATTGTAGTTGTGCTCATACTATGGATGCAGTTTCAAGGGCCCAGTTACATTCACCAATTCTTTTGGAGTGTAAAGTTTTGACGACTAAACTCTTCACGGTTCACGATCTTGTATGATCCAAACTTGTTAGTCATTACATACCCTTCGTGATCGCTTAATTCTCCATCAATCTCACACGAAATATCGGTGTCAGACTCAATGAAGAAGAACAAATCCATCTTGATAGACTCAACCAACTTCCACAAACGCAGCAGGTTGATGTCAACATCATAATTTTCTGCAATCTCGTGCTCGCAGACCTCCTTACCCTCACGAATGTAGGAATTGATGACTTTTTTGAGTTCTGCTGCTTGTTTGTCACTCACAAACGTGCAAAGCGTGCTCATTTGCTTTGCAAACTTGCAGAAGTCTTCAATATCATCACGATGTGGGCAAATAGATGCTTCAGGTTGCACCCATTTCACATCCAGGGTATCAACAAACTGTTTGCTGATAGGATGTGCAACAGCATTGCGAAGATCATCCTCACAATCATACTCGGTGTGAGGTGCAATGATTACACTTTGCTCAATCACCTCATTGAACTTGTAAGTGATCGTATTGGGGCGATAAGTATCACTCCCAGCAAAACCAATAAAATCACCTTGATAGACATAATTTGTGCGAGGTAGACTATCAAAGCAAGCGTGAAGAATAGACGCAACTTTGCCCTGATGGTTCGCATCAATTTCATCGTGAGAATGATTGATTTTGATCTTTACTTTATTGAACACAGATTTGGTGCCCACAAAGAACTTACCATTTGCAGGATTGCGACCCCACACAATAGCAGGAGCACCATCAATCTTTACACTGATGCTAGAGTTTGCTTCGTGCATCCAATCAAGCACGCTCAAGTTTCCAGTCAAAACTTCATCTTCAGGATGCTCAAGGTGTTTGTTTTGCATTGGTTGCTTACTCATACTACAGATGCACTTTCAAGGGCCCAGTATCAAACTTGCATCAGTTTAGCAAGACGATTGCGAATATCAAAGAGTTCCATTTCATCCATATCTACATCATCAAGACCAACAGGAGCGAACTCTCCAAGATTTACACTTCCATCTTGCATAATAGGGGCATAATACAACTCATCGCCATCTTCTTGCGACAGAGTATAAACACAACTGTGACCAGGAACAGTGAGAAAAATCATTGGAGTTTTTAGGAACAAAGGTACAATAAAGGAGCACCCGCTAAATTGCAAGTGCCCCTGTGGCAGTTTATCAGGCGGAACGACGCTTGCTGGTTTTGGTAACTGTAGCAGGTTGCTCCACTACATCAGCAGGAGAAAGTTGTGCTTTACCAAACTCAATCAGTGTATCAACAAACTTCAGAAATTGAAGAGTTGCAACACGAACTTTCTCACTTCCATTGTTCTCATTAAAGGAACGAATAAAGAATTGAACTACACCAACAACAACCGCACTGATAGTAGCGATGTTCTTGACAAGAGTATCAACAAACGTCCAGTAAAAAGTCATAGTTTGTGTTAGAAACTGCAGTGAGAGCGGTGCCTCACATCATAGATGCACTTTCAGGGGCCCAGTTCAATTCATCGCAGATAGTAGTGGATTGTTGATGCGATCTTGTGCGATCTTAAAGTATTTTTCCTCCATTTCAATTCCAATGAACTTTCTGTTTGTATTCATACAAGATACACCAGTTGTTCCACTACCCATACAAGGGTCAAGAACAGTATCACCCTCATTAGAAAATGTGCGAATCAAATACTCATAAAGAGCAATAGGTTTTTGAGTTGGGTGATACTTACCTTCACTTTCAGCAGTCTTAAAATACAGGACACTACGAGGATACCTCAATCCAGTATCATTTTTAACATGAACTGCCTTTGTCTGCACACCATAGGATTCAGTATCTCTCACAGCAGTTCCTTTATCATACGGTGTCCCTTGTGTCATTTGTGGATTGTATGTTGGTTGTTTCTTATAGAACACCACAATATCTTCATGAGCACGAAGCGGTTGCTTTTTGGCATTTAGATAACCAGTTGCCTTTGACTTTTCCCATACCATCGTATATCTGAAATCACGATAGTTTGAAGAAATCAAAACACTTGTAAATGGTTGTGCTGCTGTGGAGATAATGGCACAATTTGGCTTACAGATGCGATCAATATGATCCCAAAATGTAGGGTAATCAATGATAGTATCCCATTCATTCCTCTTATTCAGAGTTCCGTATGGGAAATCAGTCAACAATAAATCAACGCTTTGGGGTTCAATCTGCCCCAAAACGTTGAACATGTTATCATTGAACAACTCAATCATTTCTTCAACCACTCCACAAACTTATTGACCTCTTGAATATCCAGTTGGAAATCGGTATTATACTCTTCCATGTAGATTGCACGGGTTGCGTTACGCTTTTTGTGCTTATTGACGATAAAGACATTCACCTCTTTACCAGTCATTTTCTTGAAATATGCACAATAATAATTGAAAGAATCTTGCGATACGCACTCTTGACCAGCAAGAATAGCATACTCTACATTATTAGGGACATCAGGAGATGCGTCCAATTCAATAAAGTCTAGCACAGCACGTTTGAGATAGCAAGCATCCAAATAGCACTTGGATTCAACTGCTTTTACCATCGCACCATCGCGATAGATGTGCTTATCAACTTGAAGATTCTTGAGGCAAACACCATCAATCTCTTCAGTTCGCTTATAGTCATTCTTCTTTGCTTCAAGACTATTATCAGCACAAATACGCTGAATAAAGTTCTCAAAGATTACACCAGATGCGTTTCTTGCTTTACCACCACCATCCTCTTTATGCAGGCGAGGAAGATCCTCAACTTCAGCATTGTAAGCATCAATGATTAGATTGAGGTTAGACATGTAATCCAATGTTCTATTAGTGATGCACTTTCAAGGGCCCAGTTTCAATCGACGGGCAGTTGTGCTACACTTTTGCCCTTCTTATGATCATCAATAAACTTTCTTGCAGATGCTTCAGTCCTACACACTTTGAGTTGCTCTCCGTTGTGAATGATCATCAGTTGATTACCATATGGAATGGCTGCATAGTTACCCTTACCGACAATAAATCCTTCTTTCATACTAGGAACCTCTTTTCATATTCAAGCAGATCAGATGGGGCAGGAATGATGTTGTCATCATATTCTACAGCAGTTTTCCAAGTTGCACCATTTTTTTGATACAATTTGATGCCAAGATGTTGATATTTGAGATGAGTTGGAATATGAACTTTGTAGTCGATTCCATTATTCTCTGTCAGCATACTTAAGCGTCTATTCTCATCCTTTGTAACAGTAATTGTGGAGCAGGACAACCAGAATAGATTCTCAAATACATCATAGTCTGACAGGTATTTGTCTGGATGATCCATAATCATTCGACCGATGAATTGCGGCGACAAACAGTGATCGTGAGTGCGCTCTACAGGATTATCCTTTGCTGTCTCACTTATCAGGCCAAGGTGATTGACTTGTCCACAATCAAACACACCAATGTAGTACAATCTTGTGATGGGTCGAAAGAAATCAGGATCTCCCCAGTTGTCTACATTTGCTGCCATTGAGTTAAATGTAGTTTGGCAGTATGCTTTCCAGTTCTTGGGGTTCATTTTGAGAAAAATTGGTGATTTGGTTGCGCTGGATGAGTTCTAGGTCGGTTGCAGTGAAATTGCAGAAAAATCAGGGTCTGACCCCTGATGGCCACTTGAGTCTTGAGTGAGACTCACCGCCTCATCTGTAAGGTTGACCCTTCTCTGCTTGTTTTCTTCTCCATTCTCTCATATAAAGAGCGTGAGGTGATACACTTTCTTCTGGTGCATATTTACCCTTGTTTGGCGGTATTCTACCTTTAAGACTTTCCTTCATTTTGACTATACTTTCTTGAGTATGTTTTCTTCCGTAGAAATGATTTTTACTTCCCATTCTACTTTGAGACATTCTACTCCTTGTTGTTTCCGTGAGAGTTGCTCCAGAAGTTCCATCACCACCATTAGTTCTGTTCCAAAGAATACCAGTTCCTAAATCTTTTCTACCCAATACATTGATTAGATAGATTTCGTGCTTAAATGCGTCCTCTTCGTTATCGAAATGTTTGAGGATTAAAACTCTATCTACTGGAGGAACAAAAACATATCCTTTGTGGTCTCTATATGCTCTTTTATCTTTTCCCTTACCAATGTAGTAAGGTGTTCCGTCCTCACGCAGATATGCGTAGGTGTAGTATTCTTTCATCGTAAGTCTTGGCGTGACTATTAGTATTTATAGCATAAATGTGGGACTTACGCAACCAATCCGCCAAGACTTACTGTTGCTGCCCACACTCTATTTACCGCCGCACTACACTATCAACCATCTCACCTTTCTCAAACACAGCATCAACGACTCGCTGAAGTGCTCGCTCTGTAGATACTCCAACTTTGGAATATACAGGCACAACACAGAGACCGAACACCTTCTCTTTGCCACCAAGGCGAAGAACACGACCAATAGTTTGAGTCATTTCGATCACATCCATATTGCGAAGAAATACAACAGCTTCTAGTTCGCTCACATTGATTCCTTCACTCAAGATAGAGCGATGGAAGCAAACAAACTTCTTGTTAGGATCACGACCCCAAGCATTGAGTGTATCAAAAAATACCTCACGATTCACCTTCTTACCATCAATAATCGCTCCAGTTTTTGAGGTGATATAGAGGTAAGAATAACCACGCTGATTTAGTTGGGCAGCACAGTCAGTATGAGACATCAGGTTGATAAGTTGCTTCGCAGACTTAACACAGACCAGGATTTTCTTGCAATCAATATCCTCCAGAGTATCCATAAGATTACTACTATCACACTCTGCAGTTACCTGCTTCGGTGCAAGAACATCAAACTTCTTTGCTACAATTTTAGGAGCAATGATGTATCCACCATCAACAAGTTCAGGAGCAGAAACGCGACAGATAATGTCACCATAGACATCACGATCATTCATTCCAGGTTTAGAAGGAGTGAGCGAAGTCTTCCTAGTTGCAGTGAAGAAATAGCAGCGACGTGCATTAGCAGCAAAGTGTTCAGTCGCAGGGAAAAAGTGACGCTGAACGCTATTATGGGCTTCGTCAAAGTAAATCGTATCCACATCAATTCCTGCCACTTGCAGACGTGACAGAGAGTTGTAGGTGGTTACAATCAGGCGATGACTGTCAGCATTAGCATCAACCCAGCGACGAATCTCACGAGGGCGAGTAGAAGATTCGTGGTGAGTTTCGCCACTATGAACGTGGAATACTTTTGCGTTGGTGATAAACTCCAGGAACTCGCTGGAGAGTTGCTCTGCCAAGAGAATACGAGGAGCAACAACAACAATGGTCTGGGGAGTTTCAGACTGCAACTCACGCAGACAATCATAGATCATCTTCAGAGTCTTGCCACCACCAGTAGGAACAATGACTTGACCTTTATCATGCTGTTGCATAGCAGCAACACCACGTTCCTGATGAGGGCGAAGATTGATCAGATGAGGAATCATTACGAATTACAGAGTTTCGGGTGGTTTGGTATCTAAAAAGCATTATAGCACCCTTCCTGACGCTTGGAAAGGGTGCTGGTGGAGTTTAATCAACCACCGAACATTTCATCAAACAACCAATCACCAGAACGCTCTTTTTCTTCCCAGACTTTGTTAGCGTTTGCTTCAATCATTGCTCGTTCAATCTTCATATCAATAGGGGAAACTGTGCTGTACCAGGTTCCGTTGCGATCTTGCCAGAGCATTGTGTTGTGTGTCGTCTTATATTACTGACGCACTTTCAAGGGCCCAGTTTACTTACCAGGCGTGAGTGAGGATTGATATTCAGATGCTGGTTTCTCTTTCTTCTTCTGAAGATCTGCCTGCAATCTCTTACCAGTTCTTACAATTCTCTTTTTCTCTTCTCTAGTGTAAGGTCTCTTTTCTCCCTTTGGAAGTAGAGAACCTTTGATCATATGATCTTCTTTATCACCAGAAGTTTCTTTCTTTGCTGGTGCTTTCTTTGAGAGAAGTTGTGTTGCTTTCTTCTCTGCTTCTTTTGCTTTTGGTTTCTCTGCTGTTACAGTTTCACCTTTCTTTTTAGCAGCAATTCTAGCAAGTGCTGCTCTCTTTCTTTCTTCTTTAGCGGCAGCAGCTGCTTTTGCTTTTACATCAGCAGCACCTCTTTCTTTTTCAGGTTGCTGAACTCTTGTTGATGCTTGGCGTTGAGTTCCAATATCCTTTCTTTCTTTATATCCAGCAGGAACTCTCTTAACTTTACCAGTCTCGGGATCTTTGACTGATTTCATTCTTCTTTTTTCTGCTTCCGATTTCTTACGTTCAGCAGAAATACGACCACCTGCACCCATCGTGCGGATTTGCGAACCAGACATTACTTCTTTATCGTAAGTTGCTTCGCAAAGAGTCATAAAATCGCTGAACGTAATCATCGGATGTTTAGAATAACTTTCTAGTATTTAGATTGTATCATTTTTTTGTTTTTTTCTATACTCTCTCATATAAAGTGCATGAGGTGTAACTTCATTGATTGGTTTTGTTTTTTTATTACGCAAGTTTTCTCTAAAATTTAATGAGTGTTTTATTCCTTTATTACCTTGTCCATTTTTATTACCTTTCATTGCATCACTTAATTTTTTTCTTGTTTTATTGTTTACTTCTTTTCCTTTCAATTTATCACTTATTTTTAATTTTGTCTCATCTTTCATCATAACGCCGCTGCCTCCTTCTCCACCATTTGTATGATTTTGCAATATTCCAGTACCAATATCTTTACGACCAAATAATGCTATCATATAAACTTCGTGATTAAATGCTTCTTGCTCTGTTAAATTCTTTTTTAGAAATAACCTTCTTTCTTTTGGTGGTAGGTTTACATTGTGTTGCTTATCATTTATTCTTTTATTTCTTCCTTTACCAATGTAATAAGGAGTACCGTCTTCACGCAAATAAGCGTAAGTGTAAAAGTTGTTATTCATTCTTGTCTTGAAGAGTCGCAATAATATTTATACAAGAAAAGAGGCATTTCTGCCTCCTCTCTACTTAAAGATGCGACTCTTAAGCATCATTATTTATGAATCTTCTTTAGCACGACCCTTACTAACTCGGCCTGTTTCATAAAACCACTTAACACGTTCGCGTCTTGCAGTCAATAAAAGTTGATAAGATTCAGATTGCGAAGAAGAAAACTTAAAGTCTTGACGACGATACGCTTCTTTCAGTTCGTTCAGATGAGGCAGAACATTTACAGTGTCAGTCATTTGTATCAGAAATCAATGTTAGAGTTAATCAGTTTATTGAAAGATTTAGTATCTTCTTCTTCCTCAAAGAGATCTTCATTCATTTCTTCAACAAAGTCAAAGGAAGAAAACTCTTCAATTTGGAGATCATCAAAGCAGTCCATAAATCAGATGAGTTGCTTACATAACTGATGCACTTTCAAGGGCCCAGTTTGAATCAACGAGACAGAATTGCTTTCATTCTTGCACGCTTTGCTGCTTGTTGTGCTCTTGCTTCACCACCCAATTCCTGATGAACATGCTTAATTTGTGAAGTCTTTTGTGCTGCTTGACGCATTGCAACTTGCTTACTATAGAAATTGGGTTCCATTTCTGGAGTTTGTTCCATAAATTGCTGAAACGTTTTCATTTTATCGACACTTTTTGATTATTTATTTTATTCAAACTCAAAGGATCTATTTGATACTTTCATGGGTGGAGTTTGATACTCTGGGATATTAGAAGATTCAACAAATACTTCTACTTTAGTCTCATCATTCCAGTGACGAATTACACCAGCAACGATGAAGGCATTGGTAATCAAATACGTCGCAAAAATAAAAGTTCGGATAAGTGCTACCTTATCCGACTCTTTATCACATTTACTTGCTTTTTCTCCCAAGGCTTTGGCCCACCATCTCCAAGCAGTTTTTTTCTTCATAAACAGATTCACGCGACATTACATATTCTAGTTGTTTCCATTGTTCATTATAGCACAAGACCAAAACTCTTTCGTTTCGATGTAAACTGCAGCACTGATAGTTTATATCATCTTTTGGTCGAACTGCAACTTCTATTGTAATATAACTACTATCCTTAAAATAAACCCATCCCTCAACACCTTTTGTCCATTTGACATAATCGTTGATTTTAGGTTCGTAGGTCATACAAAGAACTTTTCGACTCCTTGGTATTTAATAGGCATTGAAGTATAGTTTCTTGTGTCGCTGATGTTTACACGAGCACCGATGGTTTTACTATTGATTGGGGCGAAGTATTCTCTGGTCTTGGACTTGTAGAATCCCCAGATGGTTCGCGTTGAAGCACCGTTATTGTAATCAAACTTACGATGGCAATGCAACCATATAGCAATAACTCCCCGCTTGAACTCTTCAAACTCATAAGAATATCCCTTTGGTGGATGGTGCGGAAATTCAGCAATCATAGAACTTGTCTCGCGACATATACTCAATTTGTTTCTGCAGTTGTGAGATTTCGTGTTCTTGTTCTGCAATTTTACTTTGCAGTTGTTCAATGCGATCTTGATACTGTTTCTTCAAATCAGACACCATTTGATTGGTGTGAGCAACGTGGTGAGTCATCAGGTTGTGAAAGATTCAACTACGCCAGATTCTACATCTTCTGCAAGGGCATAAGTTCTTGCGTTTAACACATTTTCACGAAGAGCAGTGTAATGCTGTTCATAGAAGTTGTCATCATCTTCTGCAGCAATCAAATCAAAACATTCATTGTCGTTTTCTGCAATGACATTCCACAGTCCACCATATTCACTGGAGGGAAAAGGAATGTAGTGGTCAACAATATAAAGAAACTTTTGTGCCATTTGTGTTTGAAAATTACTCCTTTAGTATAAGTTTAAGATTGCAATTTGTCAATAAAACTCCGCGAGATAATAGTCTACTGTAACCTCAAGTTTTGCTGCTTCACGCTCAACTTCTTTCCAGAACTCTTCTGCTACTTTGTCCATTTCTGCTTGTTTAATAAGATCGCGGAGTCGTTTCGGAATCATTTGAGTTTCTCCTTAAGTTGTTGTTCTTCGCGTGGATACATTACCTTAAAGTAATATAACACAGTGGATGATACAAATGCAACCAGAGCAGTGTAGATTGCAATAGCAAATCCAATGCTCATTTCATTTGCTGAATTGCTTGCTGGCGATAGTATGCTTTATACATTGCATCATCACGTTGAATTAGAAACACATTCCAACCAAGCATAAAGATGAAACCAAGAGCAGTGTAAGTGACGTAACGCTTAATCATACAGCAAGGGCAGCAGAGGGGATTTCAACAATTTCAGGAAGTTTGCTATCATCAAACTGGTGCATATTATAGCACACCCATTCACCATTGCGGAATACATAAGCATACTCTTCGCTGTTACCAGGCAGCAGATACTCACAAAGGTCAGCATCAAGGCGAGGGGGGCAATCTTCACCACGTTGAGAGTAATATTCGGGACCATAAACACCTTTTACAGCACTATCATCCCAACGAGAATCAGTCCAGCAAGAAGACATATCGCCACCATCTATGAGTTCTGCTGCCTTTTCATAAGAATTATAATGAGTCTTTAGGATACGACCCAACCAGGACTCATAACCGTCCCAATGATGATACACAGAGAGAATAGGACCATCTTTAAGTTCAAGACCGATTCGTGCTCGCGTTGACATTTGATCGTGGTGCTTACACTATAGAAGCACTTTCAGGGGCCCAATATATCTCAACCACCCTTTTCGCGCAAACTACGCACAAGGTACTCTGTGAACTCTTCCATTTTTTCAGGCACTACAGCAGCGGGGCGTTGATTGATCACATTTTTGAGGGCGGTCATCTCCTTAAACTCTTCATCTGTCAAATTTGCGTTTCCTTTTGAAGGAAGTGTCATGATTTTGCTCCCGAATACTCTGATATGTTAGCATATCCTTATAAATTATCTAGACACTTAACAATCTCTTCGGGATTGCTTTACGATTCTTAATCGTTATCATTGAAGAAAGACCCAAATGATCCGCGACTTCCAGGTTTACGATTGTCAAGTAAGTCCATAATTTCCTCAAACTTCTTGCATTGTTCAATATCAAGAAGAAGTTGAGATAGTTGTTTTACTACAAGAGGTTTTTCATTTGTAGCTGCTGACTTAATTGCAGCACGAAGATGAGATTCTGCTTCAAGAAGATGATCTAGTGTTTGTTTGCTTAATGCCATTTAATCGGTCCTCACATTTAGTGTAAAAAATCCCATTAACATAACAGGATTTGCCGGGTTCATAGTATTTTATCACAGAAGGGTTTGGTGGGTCAAGTACGCATATATTTCCAGTAGACATTAACAATCCATTTAAACAGTGCATTACCAACTGTGGGAGTAACATTACTCTACACTCACTTTACGAAGTTCAAAACTACCATCACCACGATCAATCCATTCAATTTGATCACCTTCTTTAAGATTTGCTGCTTCTAACAAATCATCAGGGAAACTGATAAAGTATTCTGTTTTATCAGTATCAACATCTTTACATTCTTCAACAGGAAGTTGCCACTTCACAATTTTATCTTTCTTAAATGGACTTTCTCGATTTGGATCATTTCTATTATACTCATACCAGTATTCAGAATGACCTTTATTATCTACCGAATAACCATCAACTTTAGTTTTCAAATATTCTTGATGACTTGACTCCCAAAAGTCATTCCAAGCACCTTGACATTCAGGTGAAGGGTCATCTTTATCACAAATCAAAGAATCTTTATATTGAGAAAGTTCTTGTTCAGTTATATTAGATTGTTCATAATATTGCCTTTCTTTCATCACATCTTCATATGATTGTCCGTTATCATTCAGAAGTCCAAGAAGTTCATATGCTTCAGATGCTTTTTGTTTGTAGGTATAATAATTATCCTTTACTACACCAACAATTGTGTCATAAATCTCTTGTGGTGTTGCTTCACCTGCAGACATTGCATCATAAAGCCAATTTTCTAGATTTTCAAGTGAATACTTTTTGTAATCAGTCATTTCTTGGTTTGGGTTTAGAACAGTCGTGACAGTAATAGGAGAAACTATCTCGAAAATACTTTACCACCTGATAGTGGTCTTTGTCAAGTGGTTTCACCACTCCACACTTATCACAAATCCTTGTCTTTCTTGATGGACTTTCGGATTCGTTTGAGTTCCTTGAGTTCCATCTTAATATTCTTGTAAGCAGAGTCAGCATCTAATTTGCCTCCCATTTCCATTGCAATGATAACATCAACTCTTGTACCAAAGTGTGCTAATGCTTTTTCAAAATCGTCTAGTTCATACATCTTTCTTGTTCCAGTTCTCAAGAGTTAGAATATCTATGCGTGCATCAACTGCATCAATAGAATTAGAGAGTTCATAGAAACAATTACTGTTCTCTACATTCTCTGCTTCAAGTGCTTCAATACGTTCTTGCAACTCAATCAGTTTAGAATACACATCATCTCCAACATCAAATTTTTCTGTTGAAGTAAAAAACCATTCAATAAGTTTTCTAATCATACCAAACCAACTTCTTTAAGATACTGTTGATAGCGCATAAAAGATTGAAGGCGAATAGGAACACCTAAACTTTCACAGCATCTACAAAAAGAAACAAATTCGTACCAAGGACTTGTAGGATCTGTGTCGCTCATAGCAATTCTCTCCAAAATTTTTCTCCTTTTTGTAACGCTAATACGACAGTTGTATGCTCTCGTGCGTGCCTATCAAGGTCTTTTTCATTAAAGTAAATGTTAGACCTTTCTACAGCACAACAAAAGATGTTTGCCCAGAACTGTTGATTAGGTGTTAGACGCATTTTCATTGTTCAGGTCAGGATGTGGTGCATACAAAGGACCAGAATAATTACCAGCAAACTTTGCAAGTTCTTGAACTGCTTTTACAGTCTCTGCAGTTTCTTCCCACTCCCAAGAGTTTCCATTTTTATCTACAAAATTGCGAATAGTCATAGTTTTCCTCCAACTTCTCCAGAATAACTCTTTTCAGGTGATTTGTCAAACTCACCTTCTTGCTTTGCTTTCAAATACCAACGAGTTGCTCTAACACATTCTTCTTCAGTAAGTGAGGTAATAATACCTTTACCATCTGGATAATGTGATTGCCAAGTTCCCCAACTTTTTTGCTCCACATAGAAAGCATCGTCGTCATAAAACTGTTTACTCATAATGATTCAATTGCCTTTGTAATTCAATTCTCGCAGAAATTAGTTTGCTGTTTAGAAAGTGCTGATACTCATTACCTTCCAATAGTTTTGTAAGGTTATCAATCTGCATTAAAGCAAGAATGAGTTTAGTTTTATCATTCATCATTATTCAGTTTTTGAAGATGTTCCATAATGACTTTGATGAAGTCTTCTTCAGTCCAGGTGTTGAGAATACTTTCAGTAGGAGAAGTTTCGTCCCAGGAGATAGTGAATTCGTTTTCATTGATTTGTTCAACATTAATCATTTTTTGCGTTTTGTAGTGCGAGTAGTGTTGGAAGTGGAATCCACGCGGGAGGTTCGTCCTTTACTTGTACTAGAACTTCCTTTACTTTTTGGTTTAGGTTTTTGTTCCACACTTCTCTTACGTTTTTCACTGGTGTCAGTGGGTTTTCCATCACGATAATCAATCTTTGTGGTCTTACTATCCAGTTTATACCTTTCTAGGTATTTTTGCAAGTGTTCTTCACAGGAAAAGAAGCAGACTGTAGGATTTTTCTTTTCACCAAACTCTAGACGATATGGATGATTCTCATAAGGAAATAGTTCAGTTGAAATCATTATGCCCCAAACTCATAGTCCATTAGTCTACCATACTTAAAGTGGATTTTACAACGAGGCCAATCTTCCCATTTCCCGTCCCAAGTTGGAGGATAGACTTCAACATATTTGGTAATCATACATGGACTAATTTTTCCGTGATTACCATTAGGAATCCACTTAAAGTTACACCACAGATGTATAGAATCATATCCTTCATCACCTTTTTTGAGTTCTACAAAGTCTGCAGTGTGTGAATAGTCAATATAATACAAATATCCATGAGGGTCTAACCAATAGTGAGACATTGTGCCTCCTATCCCATCTTCAATGTCTTTAGTATGCAATTCTACATTTGTGAATTGTTCTCCAAGATCATAGGAAGAACGCAGATAGTCAAACATTCCCATCGTCTTTCCTCAACTCTTGCATAACTTCTTCAAGTGTGTAAGTTTTGACTTCACCATTCTCTACTTGTTGTGCAAGTTTTCTTATGTGTTCAAGAAAACCTTTATCTAGAGTATCATCATAACACAGTGACCCCCAGAACCATTCATAACACTCTTCATATGGGTCATCATACCACATCAGAGCATAATCCTTATAGTTTCCAGTCACCAAGTCATACCAGATGCGGAAGTTTCCTTTAAAGGTTTGAAACCAAGAAGGAATAAGGTAAGTGATGATGTATTCTGCCCAAGTCATTAGAGATAATGCGGTTTTTCTGAATCAAAAACATACCACTTTGCGTCTTTCATGTCAAGACACATACGCACAGTTTCGTGCTCTCTGTGTTCTCTATCTGTGCCTTTGTATAATCCTCTGCGTTGATATGCACAGCACCAGACATTATAGTAGATTTTAGACTTTTCGTTCATTTGGACAGTATAAGAAATACTTGTATTCAGCAAGTGGACCATAGTGCCACTGTATTATATCACATTCTTTGTAGGTGCCAATGACTTTAGTGGACTGTGATTCAACTGGTGGATTTTCTGATTGCCAAAGTAGACTAACCAATAGAATGAATCCTCCCACAACAATACCAATAGTGGCACCACCACGCAGAAACTCTTTTAGAAATTGTTTATCGTCTTGTGTCATTTCAGTTTTGCCCATTCAGTAATGTTAGGGTCATTACCTTCATAAGAATAGTTGACATAAAGATTCTCGCCACCGATGTTCATATGATACATTTTACCATCATTCATATAGATCCCCAACCATACTGCACGGCCTTCTTCCATCGTTTCAAAGTGAACCATCTTCACATTTTCCAGCACGATTTCGTCTGGATTCTTCACAAAGCGACTCATACTACACCATCATCACTATCTTTAAATTCTTCGACCCTTTGAAGATAATCTTTACCCTGCTTATATAATCCTTCAATCAATGCGTTAATATCATCAGTAGAAACTTCACTGAATTCGTGATTGAGATTTTCACATCTCAACGCATCCAACATACACTCTAATGCCATTGCTTGTTGAAACTCTGGCGTGATATGTGTACCCCAAGTGAGACCAGAAACTTCCGTATTGTAAAACTGATTATATCTCTCAAGAATACGATTACTTTTTTGTTGTCGTTCCCATTCGTCTTTTTCAATTTCTGCTAATTGGATCATTCCTTCTTGATTTTCTTCCATAAGATTATCAAGTGCTTCCAGTGCTTTGTTTTCTTCTTCTCGTTGTGCGGCAACAGAAAGCATTTCTTCGTGAGTCATTTCTTTGACCTCTAGTTTCATTTCTGGAGTTTGAACCTTTCCCCAAGAACTATCATCAATTGTGAGAGTTTCTTTTCCTTTATCATAAAACTTCAACTTACCATCATTCATACGTTCTCGGATTTTCTCCTTTCCGTATTCTGTGAGTTCTTGTTTGTTTTTACGAAGTTCTTGCACTTCTTCATCAGACAGTCCAATCACCCAAGGCATATCATCGTTCATTATAAAATACAAATCCAGTTGAAGTGTTTTGGTCGTAGTAGTAATACTCTTGAAAGACTCCGTTTTCAAAGTCTTCAATAGACTCTAATTCATCACTACCAGTTGAATAGTAGCAGTCTAACACAAAGTCTGCATATTCACCAACAGGGCCACAGAACCTATCACCAAACTTTGTAATGTCTTTATCAGGAAAGAGTTCGTAGTAGGTGTCTAATACTTCCTGTCCGTATTCTTCAAGGATTTCTTCAAGCGTCATAAATCACTCCACATAATGATACACAGGTTCATTGTATTTTCTCAGTAGTCGTATTGCTTCTTGTGCTTCTTGAAGTGTTTGGAATGTAGCATCTGAGTAGAGGAAATATTTTTGGTCTTTAATATTATAACATTGAATAAAAAAATAAGGTTTCAAAGTTTTTAAATTAAGGTCTTCTACAATTCGGTAATCATAAACTTTCATTATTTCCGTGCCTCATAAGAACTCCGTAAGGTAAGAGTGCGAATATGCCTTTGAAGCATCTTTTCTTCTCTTGTAAGTGCTAAACCCCATTTCTTTTTGATTGTGATGATTTCAACTACATCATTCATAAAGGTGTGTGGAGTTTGTAGGAACTCTTGGTAGTTCATCAGTTTTCTCCACAATCACAATCAAAGTCAAGATAATCCCACTTCCAAGTTCTTGAAAGCAAATCAATATCAAAACCAAATTTGTAACACCAAAATAAAATAGAAAAGAAACCATTAGAACCAAATGTGACTTGCGAATAAGGCCAAGATGGGAAATCATTCCAACTCACAGATGCCTGAAGTAAACTCCAATTCTTTACATTAAGAACCTGAACATACCATTCGTGCCCGAAATCTTCACGATGCTTAAAGTTAATAATACTCATTTTACTTTACCGTGAATAGGGCAATCAGCATTCACCCATTTGCGTTCTTCGGGCATTTCTTCATTATCCATTACAGGGCACTTACAACCTTTTTCAACTGCTTCAGGAGACCCAGGAACAACACCATTCCATTCTTGGTATGTCATCGCTGACATCTCTTCATCAGTATATTGAGGATTATCAGGTTGCTGACAGCGTGACAGTTTTGCTTTCAAATCATAAATCTCATCTTCCAACCTACGGAGTTCTTTAGAATAATCCTCTGCCATCATCAGTTCAAACTCTTCCGAAATCTTACGCATATCTTCTTCACTACGCATATCATTAA